TGGAAGCAAGGGGGCTCGAACCCCACTCTATTCCTCTTACTTTCCGCATATTTACTGGCTTTCTAGGTGTTTTTTGTTGATTACTTTTGACTACTTTCGCAAAAATAGTAGTCAAATCACCTTGCCTGTAAATCTGGTATACTACTCAAAATAGACGATTTCTTTTCAATGGTTTTCCTGTTCCTATGATAGTGTATTTCTGATGTCATAATATCTGTATGCCCCATCTGATCCATAACAAGTCTCTTATCCACATTGTTATCCATAAGAATAGTTCCATATGTCTTTCTTACTTTGTGCGGTGGCTTTGGATAAATTTTCAATTTCCTGCAAAGCCTTTTCTGCCTTTGTCTAACCGCCTGTGCGGTGATCCTAATATCATTTTTGGTAAAAATGTAATCTCCAAACGGATTCATGTGTTTTATTTTATCGCAAATCCATACATAATCACTTGGTATAATTGCTGTTCTGATTCCTGCCTTGGTTTTAGGATACTCTTTTACTTCAACAACATTGTTTCCGTTTTCATCTTTATACTTCGTCTCCGTTCTGCGAACGTTAAAAGTATTATCAGAAAAATCGGAATGCCTTAATGTTACAACTTCTCCGATACGTACGCCAGTTAAAAACATAAGCAATATCGCAACATTAGAAGTATCAAGGTGGCTGACAAGATACTTAATCATTACATCAGTTTCATATTCGTCGAATACTTCTTCATAGTCTTCTTTTATTACTTTTTTAAAATCACTATCAGATACGTCAAGATTATCAAACAGTTCTACGATATTAAAATCAATAAGTTTGCGTTTTTTCGCTCTTTTAAGAAATGTTCTTGTAATTCCTTTTAGACCGGAAAATGATTTAGGTGTCAACTCTTTATCGGCAATTTCTTCCTCTAAAAAATCCCCCCATTCATCTTCTGATATTGATTTTATTCTTCGCTTTCCCAACTCTCCATAGTGTCTGAGAAAATATCTCTCGTCTCTGTCGTATGTTGCTTTACATATCTTTTTAAGAGACAATCTCCGGTCTTCACATTCGTAAAACACTTCTGTAACTGTTGGATTTTGCTCTTTTTGGTAGTAAAACTCAATAACTTCTTCTTTGAGATCTTCCTCGCTTTTCTTTTTTACAAGTCTCCTTCCTTTTTCTTCATCTGGCAAATAAGTTCTCCAGTATCCGTCTTTGCCTTTGTTGATTGCGTATTGGTGTTTCTTCAGATACTCCTCTTTCTTTTTCATTTCAATGCTTTTTTGCAAAGATTCCGTGTCAATCATACCATTGCTAACGGCATATTGCAATATTTCCATATCAGAAAGTTCCAAATCTATCACCTTCTAACCGCTTAAGTTTATTTTTTATAGACCTTACTCTTCTTTCTACAGTAGTTACAGAAATGGAATGTCTAAAGGATATTTCTTTTTGAGAAATTCCTTTAGACAAATCCCAAAACACTTTCTCTTCCTCTTCCGTGAAATTGGCGTTCCGGAAGATTTCTTCAAGTTCTGGCTTAGTCAGTTTTGACAACTTCATAAGCCATTCTCCTTCACTAACTTTCAGTTTACCTTAACCAACATATCAGCCTTAATCAAATCATATATAATATCTAGTGAATCTCTATGATCTCTGTATTTGCAATTTGGATTTTTATGTATTCGTGGATCATCGTCTTTCCAATCATTAACACAAAAACAACAATTACTTACGAAAAGCATTTTGCACCCATTAGCAACGCACAAGTAGTAACATTCGCTTTTTCCTGCTATTCCTTTACAACGCTTAAATCCGTACTTTTCAAATTCTTTTGCTTCACAATTTGGTTTTAACATTTCATTCCTCCGCTAAATCCTAACTCAATCCACATACTCAAATTTATAGTCAGGATGCTGCTTTTGAAGATTGCCCCACACCTGATTGATGTTGCCTTTAGCTCTAGGGCTAAAATCAAAAGCATCTGATTCACTACTTGCAATTTTATAGCTGCCATCTTTTCTGCGACCGCCATAATACATCTTGTTTCCATTTGTGTCTGTAATCATTAATTTCATTTTCTCTACCTCCACTAAATCCTAATTCCCGGTCAGTTTATCAAACCTAATCTTGTGTTTTTAATACATTCAATATTCCTTCAACAGCCTTATCCCAAAAAGCGTTAGCAAAATCTTCTACTGTACATATTGTATCTTCATCCCAATCTACAACTGAAGCATCATCAGCTTGGCACAATTCACAACCCAATTCTTTCAATGTTTCATTCGCATATTCTGTTACAACCGACTGTGTATCAGCATAATCACATCCTCTGTTTAAAATATCTTCAAGCTCTGTTATTGTTTTTTTTGATATCTTTGCCATTTTTTCCTTCCTCCACTAAATCCTAATACGATTCAATTCTTTGTCTTGTATTTGCATCAAACGTTCCGCTTGTGCCGTAGCAGCAATATATTGTAATTACTTCTCTTAATTTGTTTTTTTCCTTTTCAAAATGAGGAGAGAATGAAGCATAATATTTTCCACACTCAAAGCACTCATCAACATTTCCGTTGCATTGTCTTTTCATATTTCCGTACCTCCGATAAATCCTAATTTTAACTTATTTGAAACAACTCAAATAGAAACTCAAATTTTTAATAAAATTTTTCACTTTTTAACTCAACTTTTGAGTTACTATTTCACTTTTTAGTTCCTGATTTCACTTACTACGCAAACCGGAGTTGCCCGGTCTGTTCTGTTTTAATCACCATGTTAGGTGTTCTGTCCGCCACGCATAATTCCGGCAGGTTTGCTCTAACCAGTGCCGCTGGGATTGGCGGACACACTGCATTGCCGCATCTACGCACCTGTTCACTTCTCGGATATGTCTTGCCGGTGTAATCATGGTCGATTATGTAGTCCGCCGGGAATCCCTGGCATCCGTACAGTTCCCGCGGCTCCAGCATCCGAAGACCGATATCCACAATCTGATAATCCACGCCCTCAATTGTCACCAACCCAAATCTATCTCTGGATGTCACTGTATCAAGAGGCTCTTTTACATCCTGCCCGCCATCTGCACCAGATAGTGCTGTAAGGCTTCTGCAACGCTGATTCTGTGCTTAGTGCAATATCTGTCAACGTAGCGTTTAAAGTCCTCATTCTCGGCATACAGGGCGGTATAATCAATGGGTTCCATCTGCATCACACTCCTTCCGGCTTCTCGCACCGTTCAAACGATATCACCCAAACGTAAGGATTAGCATCCCAACCGTAGCGGTCAATGTCGGATTTCTTGATGGTGCTGTTCCAGATTTTAATAAAATGCTCTCTGGCTGTATGTATGCGATCATATTCATTCTCCGGGCTGTGAATAAACCCTCTGTTATCTATCGCTCCTTCTGCTTTTGCTCCATCTTCAGTGACATCCTGCAACCGCTCAATTCTAACATCCGTAACCTTAAGCCAGATTCGTGCGGCTTCTTTTGGCATGTGGATGGATGGTTTCCACTTTGTAACATCGGCAATGTCATTTCTTTGCCAATCTTCGTAGTAATAGTATCCGTTCGGTGCCTTTTTCCATGTTTCTCGAACATACAGGATATCTCCTGGTGCATACCCGTACGGTGGCTTTACATATTGAATAGAACCACCGTATTCATCAATGCCAAATCCAAAGCATCCTGACTCTTTCTTTTCTATACTGTCAGTAACAAAGCCGAGCGGAAATGTATGCTTTTCGTCTGGTTGAGGCTTTACTAACCTCCTGGTGCAAGTCTTTCTTCCGTCCAGAATTGCCCGAACCATTTCTGTATTGAATAAAATCGGTTTAATTGCCATCTGTTCCACCTTCCTTTACGATCCTAGCAATTTCTGTATCACCCTCTACGCAGTATTTTTCAAAAAGATATTCTTCCAACTGCTCCACAACTTTGTTCTGGTCGTAGGCGGTCGGTTCATCATTAACAGCATCAACCATCATATCTAAATCTGATGTATTTCTGCGTAATTTCTTCCGCAACTCTATCGCAGAGTTGAGAAGAAACAACAAATGATCCGCATCAATCAATCTCATCGTTCGCCTGTCCATTGCTTCATTCTCTGTCATGGCTACCCTCACTTTCTTTGATTCCCAGCACAACGTATCCGTTCTTTATGCCCCATCCATTCATCACAAAGGTAATGAGATATAATTTATCATTGATACAATGATGATTCGGTGTACCGTTTTTTTCTATTGCCAGAAATTTGATGTAATCTCCCTTCTGATATCCACGGTCATTCTCCCTGATCTCAAAAGTCTTGTCTCCCATTGCTACTGCATCTGCAAAATCATTTAAAATTTTAAGATTGTGTACTCGCATGGCTACTCCTCCAACAGTTCCGGATTGTCAAATACGTTTCCGACAACCTCATATTCAAAACCACTCATAGAAATATCATCTGTGCACTCATCAAGCGTCATTGGGAAATTGCAGCCCATAGCTCTCACATCAAATCTTGCCTTGCACTCATTCCACAGAACCAAACATCTGTAAAATGCCGCTCCACGCTTAATACTGCCATTTACAATATCATTCTCACAAATCACCCTGCCGTTCTTATCCTTAAGACCTGTACACTGGCAAATGGTAGTTTCATTTACTCTGTGCCAATTTTCAAATCCTAAATCTCCTATACTCCCACCTTTTGTATACATATTGCTATCATTTGTTGGAATGATAATTGCTTCATAACCAACTTCGGCATCATTTGACCGTATGAGATTCCCCTTCACCCACTCTCCGTTATCAATTCTCTTTGCCTTGAATAAATATCTGTCCTGCATCCTCATTCCTCGCTTTCTGCCTTAAGCCATTGTTCCACCTCTGTAACAGAACACATTGCTACGCCGCCCTCAATGGTCTTTGCGATACCATCATCATATGTTTCGATTGAACAAATGAAATCTAAAAGTTCTTCGTCCGTCATGCTCCTGATCCGGTCTGCGTTGGTCATAGGTGCGTAGTGCTCGCAATCTCTTTCTATGTCCTCATGCGGACAGTCGTTGATTTTCTCACACCATGAGTACGCATCAAACCCATTATCCTTTGTTTCTAAATTCTTGCAGTTATTACATCTCGCCATCTTCTACCTCACTTTCCCTGTACGTCTCCGGCAGTGGCATCCAAGATACAATATCAATGTCCTCGTCAACCAAATCAATGTTATAACGTTCTCCGTATTCTTTGAGATAATCAACGCAAACACTTGACCACCAGTACCACTTTCCGTTGCAATAAACAGCAGTATCAACAAATGGAACATCCTTTATGTCTTCGTAATACGGTTCCGGGTTTCTGTTTATCCATGTTACATTAACTGGTACAAGTTCTTCCGGCAGTCTCTCGCTTACCGGAATCCACACCGGCTGATTCTGCAAGGCGATGATTGCTAGCTGTAATGCATCACATCTTTTATCAGCATCAAGTGTGCAAAGGATATTTGCCGTATCACAACACTGACTATGGATATCATTTAATAATTTGATAGCTTCTTCTCTCTTCATTCCGCACCTTCCATTTCTGCTAGCTTGGCTTCGGCTTCCTCTCCTGTGAGGAATACCGTTTTACCAAAATCGCATTCTCTAAAATATGCTCCTATAAAATGATTTGTTACCTTAGAGTAAATTCTATATTGTTCTCCGCTTTCATAGAATGATACACTAGAAACATAAGCTTCATAGACTTCGTCTTTCATGTTCTCATCATATTCAATATCATCAAACACATTAAATGGAGAAGTGATTACATAAACGGTATCTCCCACCTTGCACGGCAACCGCAGGAGCAATCCCTGCTCCTCGGCATCCTCAATATCTTTTAATTTGAAATATACTTCCAGCCAGTACTCTGCATTATTTACAAGTGTTGGTATTTCTTTGTCACTATTCGTCAGTCTCTCCATCTCTTCTCCTTTCCGCAATCCTCGGCTTGATCTCCATCACTGGATAGCTGCAGTCATACGGCTTCGTGCGTCCGATTCTAATAGCATCAGCAACCGGATGTGTAGCCATGTAGAGTAAATCACCGTTCTGAAAGTTTCCTGTTCCCTCTCTCATACAGCTACGCTCCTTTTTCCGTATGTACTTGCGATTCTGTATACATTGCAAATTTCTCTGTAATATTTTTCTTGTGCATGGATATGAGCATCCACACGGTCAAGTTCCGTCTCGCACCACTTTGCAAATTCTTCTGTGGACAATGGTGTCTCTGAAACATCGAATTTCTCTCTGTTGTCAATCACAAAACGCACCATGTCAACCGGGATGTGGTTCAAATCCGCAAGAATCTGAATCTGTTTGTCCTTGTCCTCTGCTTTTTCATAGTTCGCCAACAGTTCATATCCTGTCATCTGCATTTATATCACCTCTTATCAAGTTTGATTTCTTTGTCGTAACAACTCTTTTTCGGATTTCCCTCTACTGGGGAAACCATCTTTTTAGGGTCTGTAGTGTATGATCCGTTTAGTTTCACACCTATTTTGCTTTTTTCGTCCATATAGCATGACGGCTTGTAACGATCCGGTGGAATGTAGTTGTGAATGCGCCAGTGTTTTACAAGCATAACACCACTATCGAAAGATAAAAGGAATCTGTTGTCTATCAACGCTTTCAAATCATCATCAGAAGCACCGCACATCCTTATAATTTTCCGTGGGTTGTTCACAAATCCGTCATCATCAGCGTTCATGCAAATGTGGAAATAAAGCATTTGAGCCGTAGCAGAAATATCCAAAAAAGCATCACTCTCAATTATTTTTGCACTGAACATTCGTTTTTCTGCCATTTAGAACTCCTTACTCAAAAATAGGCTTCTCAATATAGATCCCGGTGTTTTCCACCAGTTCTCTCCACAAGTCCATGAAATCTTTTCCGTTGCACTTGTCTCCTGCTTTGTCCATGTGGTCAGAAAACTTATCCTTGAAATTCGTCAGCTTCTTCTTACCGAATCCATCTTCCATAAGAATTACCATTCCATATAGGATGTACCTTGTGGACAACTCATTGATAAGGTTGTTACATCTGACCTGTTCCCGGATGCAGTTCTGCGCTACAACCGACTTATAATGCGGATAATCAGCTTCGGTAAATTCCTTGTACTCAATCGTCCAGTCTGCAAAATCGTTAAGCTTGCTCTGTAACTCCGTATAAGGCTCATTCTCGTACTTTTCGTTGTACTCTGTGAATTTACCGCAGAAGTCGGAAAGTCTCGTCTGTGAGTACTTATAGTCTTTCCACAAGGTATAGCAGAACAGTGTCAGTATTCCGGTGAATGGGCTTCTCTCTGCAGACTGCTTCAAAAGTTCTGTCTGCCGCATGATTTTCAAAATTTCCTGCGGATTGTCATATCGTTTTGGCATTTTTTGTATCACCTCCAAGTTCTGTGATTTTCAAGTTCTTTCAGTGGCACATCCGCAGCATTCATCTTCGTATTTCACCATTTTCTGAAAAACTCCTTTAATTTATTGCAGACTTGCTGAAATCTATACTTAAACAAGTACTCTTTAAAAGATCTAGTTCCATATTGATAGCAAAGATACATAATTTGTTTTTGAGTAGAAAGAGATTCATAAAACTCCTTGTCAGTTTCTTCAACGTATTGTAAAAGTACTTCATAGTCTGTTTTATTCATTACTTTTACCATCCTTTTCTCCATGCAAAAGTTCCATAAACCGAACAAATTGTCTTTGTGAAACGGAATTGTTCTGCTTCTCAGGCTTCAAACTGATGACCAGATGCTTGTCGGCAATGTTCGCCAGTTCCCTTGCAAGGTTGATTTTGCCTTGTGCCAGTCCATCACGGTAACCTTTTCCCGGTCTATACTCTGCGATCTGCTTCTTGCCATCGCCTTGACCACCGGCTGTTTTGTTGCGAAGCTGGTAGCCCTCGTCCGCATAACGCTTAATCCAGTACTGCTCCCACTTGTCCAGTTCTTCTACCGGATAATGTAAGAATCCGATTTTCCAACCGTATATATTTTCCGCAGAATATAATCCGTGGCTCTTCATGGATAAATCAATGTGTTGGTATCCGTTAAGATGCCCTGCCAGTCTTTGGAGTAGGTGTACCGCCTGTCCCACATACGCAAACCGAAAACCATCCTCGTCTGTTCTTGTCAGAAAGTAAATTCCACTTCCATCGTCCACATGTGGATTGACTGCCAGTATTCTTTCACGATTCTTTCTCTCTATGGATTTTGCTTTTGCTATATTCTTCCAATCAGCCAACCGAATCACCGCCTTTCAAATGGAATCAAATATCCGTCCGGCAAGGCATTTATAATATTTCTCAATGCCCCATATCCTGTCTTTTGCATATTGACTAAAGCATTGCTTTGACAGGTATTCAGTTCGTATATGTTGGAATCAATGCCATTCATTATTTCACTTCTTAATTGCGGTGTAAGTGGTCTATAAAATATGTCAGACATTCGCACCTCCATTTCTGTAATTTTCCAGTCTTTCAATCATGGTCTCTCTGCTAATATCTCCGCTCTCATGCCACTCTACCGCATGAAAAACATCGTTAAGATTCTCACTCAAAACCTCAATTCTGATGCTTGCCGACTGGATATACTCAATTAACCGCTGTGTATCTCGTGCTATGTCCTCGTAACCGTACTCCTGCAAGTGCTGAACCATGCTTTCAAGGTTTGCAATGCTTGAACTGTTCATCAGCTCAGGCACATCTTTGTAGCACAAATAATCAAAACTTCCACCACTCAAAACGGACACTCCTTTCCATTCTGTAAAATCCATTCCTTACCTGCTGCCGCATAGTCCACATTCGCCAATGGAGCAATCTTTTTTACCTCTGCGACACATTCATCAGCATCGGTTGTATCACCGCCCAAATGGCACAATATAATGTTTTGCAAGGCATCTGATTTGTTCGCTTCGACAATTCCTTTGCAGGTCTCCAGTTCGCAGTGACCTTTTACCTTGTGAACGTAATTCGGTGCATCCATGTCAACATATTTCTTCTGATAGTTGCACTCGATCAGCATATGTTCTAACCGCTGTTTTTTGAACACATAAGGGCAATATTCAAGGTCTGTCAGATACAGAAGTTTCTGACCGCCAACCATAATCAAAAATCCGTAGTTCTCTGTGCCGTTGTGTGGCACTTGAAAGCAGAATATGTGGAATTTTCCCATCTGTATTTCACGTTCTGAATGGTCTGAATTAGGTTGCCACACCTTTATTCCCATGTGTTCAAGTTCTGATACGGATAAACTATGGTCTCCTAACCATGCTCATGAGAAACTATGCAACCTACTATTCCGCACACATTCCAGTCGCACATACGCTTTATATCCATGATTTTCATTCCTGCATCAATAAGAAGAATTTCACCATCAGAAATCAATGCGTATGAGTTTCCAGAACTTCCAGAACCGCAACATTTCAATTTGAGCATTACATCACCTCACTTTCTTTCAGCTTCCATACATATCCGCCAGCCTGTTTTCTTATTGCTCCTTTTTCATTAAAAGTTTCTTTATTGGCAACTTGCAAAATATTCCGGCTACAAACACCAGTGTATTTTTCTGCTATTTTGGCGTTCGCATATTCTGCTACAAAATATCCGTCATCCGTATATTGCAAAACATGTTTATTCCCGTATATATTTTTAATATTCATATTTTCATATATTTCAGGATGCTTTGACATAGTAATATATAAATGCTCTTTTCTTGGTATTATTTCCAGATTCCACCATGCATTGTTTTGCTTATTTTCATCTTTGTGGTGTACATCAAAACCTTTTGGGACATCTCCAATAAATGCTTTTGCTACTTCTTGATGTACTCTAAGTGTTTTGCGCGTACCATCTTTCTCAGTTGTTCTGAACGAAAGATACCAACCTCTTTTGTTTTTAATGCTTAACATTTTTCCATTTTCTGAATGGTGAAAACTTTTCACATTTCCAAGGTTTGAAATCTGATATATTCCCTCATATCCTTTTATCCATTTCCATTCTTCTTCCAATTTTTTTCACCACCAATCATCAACCAGAAGTGTTTCACCGTTATCTGCCGTTAGAAGATAGCAGTTACCGGAAGAACCGGAGCCTAAACATTTAAGCTTCATTTTGTACCTCGATTTCATCATTGTTCGGAAACTGAAAACAGCCATATATATTAACAGAAGCTCCAACGTATTTTTTGTACTGTTCTCTAAGCATTTCCATAACTTTCTGTACTTTTTCTTTGGAACTGTATTCAGCCATTTTTGTTCCCATTGCTGTCGAAGAGTTGTGGCAATAAATAGCCGCATACTCAACATCTTCATGTTTTCCGACTGCCATGCTCAAAGAACTGATTTCATAAGGTACATCAATGATTCCATCCTGCGATATAATTCTCATGGTGTCCTCCTACTTAAAGCAATCCGGTGTCTCTGCGCTGGCAATGTCCGTCTCTGCGGTCTGCGGTACTTCCTTAAAAGAACCTTCCACAAATTCTGTTGAATTAGCATTCTCCTTAATCTCTTCCTGCGCTTCCTGGTATGTTTCATCCATCTGCAAAATAGACTGCGAAGCAATGGAATTAAAATCTTTAGGATACTTCTTGATGGCATTGTTACGCATTTTGCGAACGATCATGCTCTCCGGTGTATCAAGCCATGCTGCGGAGATATATGGTCTTGCTACCTCACAATTCAGCATATCTTCAAGAGTTGCGCACTTGCGAAGTTCAGAAAAAATCTCTTCTTTCTTCGCTTCAATAGCTTTTTTCTCCGCATCCGTTGCATCATATCTGGTCTTCTTGCCACCTTTTACCAGTCCGAATGTCTCGTTCATCATATTATTTCTGATATGAGCAAAAAGATTAGTTTTTACTCCTTCTCTTTCTGCAATCAGATACTCTGTTTTCCCATTCTCCATTTCCACAGGGTAAACGACACGGATTACTTTCTGTGATTCTCCTTTTTCTTCCCATTCCGGAGGAGTCATTTCAATGCCCTTATGTTTCGGATAAACGAAAATATCTCCATCTTTTACAAGCCACACAGGATGCACTTTCTTTACACCGACACCAAAGTTACGAAGAATTGCATCGTTTCCGTCACCTTCGATACCCATTTCCACTTCCTTGTACCAAGTGCCATCTGCTGCCTGTTTACTCCTTAACTGGAAATAACATTCTCTTGGAACCGCATTCGCATTCAACTTAAGGCTTGAAACCTGTCCAATAACCTGTCGCAGATTTGAACCGTTCAGATTGCTCATATTTGCCTTGCTAGATGTCACAAGGTTGTATATGGCACTCATGGATGCCATTACGCATTGTTTTGAATAATCATCAAACTGTAACCCATGTTCCGAAAAATCACGCTCCATAAGTCCAGTGTACTGATTTGCAAAATATGAAAGTTGTGTGTTAAGTTCCTGTTTCTTTTCGTCTGCCATGCTGCTACCTACCTTTCTACCTTTTTGATGCCGTCAATGTTAATGATGAATACCTGTGTTGTCTTGGGATTCTGAATCAGTGCAATAGTACGTTTAGACATATAATCGTGTTCTTTAATTCTTAAAACTTTGTATTCATCATCTTTGCTTACATATGAATCTATTACAAAATTCTGTTCGTATCCTAAAAGACCACTCCATGTATCGTATAAGTTGTACTGCTTACCGGTATCCGTGACCTTTACGGTATCTCCCACGCAGATTTCGTCTTTCTTCTCCGGTTCTTTCTTCGGTTTGTAGTTTTCAAGGACAACGTACTCGTCGTGCCATGTGCGACACCTTTTAACAGAGTTTTCAACCTCACATGTTGCATCCTTAACACCAATTACTCTGAAAATCTCTCCGTTTTCATATGGTATAAGAAAAGGTTTCGCATCCACAATTTTGATGTACTCACCGACTTTAGCTTTTCTCTTCACCTCCCGTACACCGTTATCAGACTTGACATCTTCGCCCATCAACCGATTGAAAGCCAACTTTGCACCAGTACGGAAATCAAATTCATCAGCCGGATTGCATTTTGCTTCTGCTTTCTCGCCAGTGGACTTGTCCAGCGCAACTACTTTGTTGTCATTGCGGTAGATTACTATGGTTTCATTCTGATGTTTCACTAAATCAAGCGCATCTTCTGCGAAATTCCATCCGTACCCATATTTGGCGAATCCTTTGCAATCATGACCGCCTACAAATTTGTCAAACTCAACCGAATAGTAATTATCCGTCAAGAGTTTTTTGACTGTTCCGCATTCCCCCAAAGTTCTTATATTGAGTATAGCAGCATTCTTTTTTACTTTTACTATATCTCCAACCTTAAATTTACGTTTTCCCATCTTATTCTTCCTCACTTTCCGGCTCATTCATAAATACACTTGCAACTCCCTGATGCACTGTCACATCAGCTTTGTAAATCTCCTTGATGCTTCTAGGCATCACATGAAATGTCACATCCGTATCAGCAATCTTACCTTTGAATTTCAAGGCTCCACGGTCTGAAAGTCCCAGGTACACACCCACGCAACACTTGTCATCAAAATTGAATATCACGGTGTCACCTGCATTGATTGTTTCTCCTCTTGTTGTCAAAACGGAAATGACTGTCTCTTTCTTAATCTGCATTCTCTTCATTCCTTTCAAACTCTTTCAATTGCTCCGCCAACTTCTTACATTCATCAGCAACATATTCTTCTGAACGAACGACATCGACACCAACAGGAAATTTACTTTCTATCATTTTTTGCATCTGATAAATTTCTTTACGGCTTGGGAATTTCTGTATTGCATAATCCAAATCCGCCTTATCTCCAGCGTGACCGCAATCGAACCCAAACCACCATAAATCACTTTTGATAGGATAATTTGAATTTGTTCCACCACCTGAATATGAAATACCTCCGTGACACTGGAAATATGCTTCAATTCGAATTCTTTCATCTTCATCAATACAAGCACCAAGCAAAGGGAAAATGCCACTTACTTCTCTGCCCCAAATATCTGATTTTTTAATTTCAAGATGGTAATCATAATTTTTTCCGTATAACGTATGATTCTTTGGAATGCCAACATATCCGCACCTGTGAGCCATATTTCCAAATATCACAACGCATTTATACCCTACGTGTTCAAACTCACGCTCGACAATGTAGCGTTTCTCTGCTTCATTACTCATTCTTCGCTTCCTCCACTTTCAAACTCGCATCATCACTTCTTCGGAACATAATCAACTGACTGTCAACATCAGGAATCTTCCAAGGGTCAAGGCTCTCGGTATCGTCAACCATGATAGGCAATTCCACACCGCACCGCTTCTGAAACGCATTGCAAATGTCAATCTCCGTCAGAATCCTTGCTCCGTGGTTCATGTTCCGGCTGTAAGGCTCTCCACGGTATGTAAAGTCACAACATTCTTCCGTGTCACCATTCACAAGAGGTCTGAACATCCGCACAGTGCAGAAGCAAAGGTATTTGTTCACATCAGCTTCCAGCAGTTCATTCTTCTTCCGGCTGAATTTCTTTAACAGATCAAGCTGTGCTTGCACATCTGTAATCTTCTGTGCAATGTTCTTGCGCTCCTGTTCCAGTTCTGTGATACGCTTATCCACACTCTCGTTAATGCTTACACTTGCCAAAGACTTATCAACCACAGAAATATCATTGCGGATCTGCTCTTCATCACCTTTTAACTGGATTCTGAGAAGATTCATGTCAGTGAATTTGTGCATGGCAGCTTCTTTCTCTGCAATCTGCGACTGAATAGCTTTGTATTCTTCTGTGTTGGAAATATCCACGCTTGCCGGAATGGAATTTAAGGCATTATCAGCAATGGAAACCTCTTTTTCCAACCGCTCCACTTCATCCTCGGTCTTTTTCAGTTCCTCACGCTTATTCTCCAGTTCTGCCTGATCCTCTTTGATATGTTCAGCGCAGGAAGAACCCTCTTTGGTAATCAGTTCCAGTTCATGTGCCTTATGCGTATCAAACTCCGTTCTTAACTTCTCTTTCTTCTCTTCCGGATATTCCTGTCCGCAATAAGAACAGATCAGAGAGTTTTCATCAAATTTAAGGCTTTTATTGAAATCCCAACTCTTCTTCAAACCCTGTCTCTTCTGTTCATACTGTGCGATGCGCTTTTCCAGTTCCGTGATCTCTTCACGAATGGTATCTGCCTTAAGCAACTCTTTCTGATGCTCATTCTGAATCTGATTCAGTGTTGTGCGCTTCTCTCTTCTGTCCGCATCCAGTTTTTCATTTGCTTTCTGCTGCAATGCGCTCAACTGACCTTTTAACTCAATGATTCCATCAGACAGCTTATCGTAGGAAATCATGCTGTTCTGCGTATCTGTCTGCTGCTTAATGTTCTCTGACAGCTTATCCATTAAAGCTTTCTTTTTCAGTTCCAGATCCGCAAGGTCAATATCTACTCTCTGACGGCTCACCTCGTCAATACGGCTCGGAATTTCATCTAACAGATCCTGCAAGCCTTTGGTTCCATTTCTTCCCATTGTTCCGTACAACTGCGTATTGCAACGCTTTTTCAGTTCATCAACCGTACCGTCCTGCAGAACAGTCCTTAATGCTTCAAACTCCGGAAACTGGCTGCAAATGTCATCATTACTGTGCTGACCAAACATATCAGCAAGAATGGCTCTCTGATCCGTGCCACCTTTCAGCAGAAGTGTCATGGCATTGATGCAAAGTGAAAACTTATCTTTTCCGCATACACTCTCTTCCAAAAATGCTTCAAAATCTTCTGCCTTTTTTGGAATATCATTCACATAGTAATCCGTGACATTGCCGGAAAACTCGCCTTTCTTATTGAAGTTCTGACGGCATACTTTTTTCAGAACCTTGTCTGTACCGTCAATCTCCACGGTAACTTCTGCGGTAATATCTCCGTCAATGTCATTGCCGTCCTTATCGTGCGGTCTGATTCCGGTGATCTCTCTGCCGTTCTCGTCACGGCATCCAAAAATATACTGAATTGCTCTTTTGATTGTGGACTTACCGGTTTCATTCACACCGGAAACCTCTGTCCTGTCGTATAAATCAGTGTCCACTACGTTAGAACCATAGAATTTGCAGAAATTCTGCAAAAAGATGTGCTTAATCCTCATTTTTCCTATCCTCCCAAAGATATAAATACAGTGAATTTACAAACATATAGATTGATACCGGCTTGTCTGTCTCATTGATCTCCTTGTATAGCTCTGTGGTTGGGTTCATTTTGTCTACAACCCACTTGATCGCCTGATACACGCTTTTTTCATTTGTGCTGTGTTCCTCTCCGATAATCCGGTAGATTTCAGAAAGTCTTCTGTTCCGGTTCTCAAACATCAGCGTTTCAACCTCTATGATGTACTGGAATCCTGGCAAGTACTGTTTCAGCCCCAGTTCTACCAAGATTTTTCTTATCTTCCTTTCCATTTCCTCACTCCTCCGGCTTTCAGTCTTCTGTTACGTGGATCATGTTGTCCTCTTCGCTGATATACAAGATTCCTGCATCTAACAGTCTTGCAATCAGAATCTCATTCGCACGGACGATGGGGATAATCTGTCGTTTCTGCATAAAAATACTCCTTTCTTAACCATTTTTTCTTCCCGGTATTGCGGTTTACAATTCTGTAATAGAATGCTGTTTCACGGTCAACTTCCCATTCTTTCGGACTGTAAAATATCTTTCCGATGCACCCTTTTACGGTAAACCGCTTTTTGGAACTCATACGGTGTCCTCCGCAAGTTTTCCTTGATTCCACCATGAGCAATCACAAACGCTGTTCCTTGAAAAAGAAGTAGCACCATTAGTCCATACAAATATTTTCCCATCTTCAAATTTTGCAAAATATCTAGGTTTCCAAGGTTCACTGTCGAAATCTCTTACGTACACTTTTGTATCCACCGCCACGTTCGACCAATCAACAACAGGTTCTACATATTCCTGTTCTAACCATTCCCTAAATTTTTTTCTGCAGTTGTTGCAATTGCTCCATGCGCAATCATGGCAATTAATAGCAAAGCAATCGCTCAATCTTCCTTCCTTATCAACAGTTATTTTAATGTCTTTTGCAGCCATATCAATAATCTGTTCCGCATACTTCTCTCTGTTCGTCATTTTCCATTCATCCTTTCCAGTTCTGCGCTCCTGGTTAATATCCAGTCTGCGTAATCACTTAATTCTGTCTTTGTAGCTGCGTTCTTCTCTCCGTGGTAAACCATGAGTACAATTCCTACATCACAGTACTTTTCAAACAATTCCGACAAGTAGTCGGCTCCAACATGGATATTACCGTCCACAGAGTAGATGTCCGTTACTCCTAAACGCTCCATTCGGTCTTTATGCCATCTGTCAGAAATCTGCATCAGGCCTTTGCAGCCGCCACTTTCCACATCCGGTCTGCCGGAAGATTCTTTCTCGATCATTGCCATAAGCATTTCCGGGCAGATGCCATATTCCTCACCGTACTTTACACACGATTCCTGTGCTTCCTCGGAGATAAAACTGCCGGTTGTCTGTGCCGTGGATGTAAATGTGATGGAGAGTGCTATTATAATAGGAATAAACAGCTTCAATGTTGTTCTCATATCACTACTTACCTTTCTGTTAAAATTCTTCCATCTTGGAAGACATACAGACTTTTTACTTTGAAAAATTCTGATTCTTCTAATTCCAAATCATTACAGTATACATAGTGTGCACCAGTCTTTTCATCGTTTTCTCCAAAAACATCATCTGTATAATACAAAACCATTGAAGAAAATTCTTTTATGTCATTTTCCGTAACGGGTCTGAGAAGAAGCTTTGATTCTTCCTCTTCATTTGCATGGTCAATGATTGCAATGTGTTGTCCATCTAAACAATCATCCCTTAAGTAAACAGCAACATTTCGTTCATTGCTTTCAAACCATATAACGACTTCTTCATCGTCAGCGTTGGAATTTACATCCGAAACAGTAAGCCCTACCAAATCCCTTAAATCACTACCATGAAGTACTTTGTTGCCATATTTAAGTCCTCTATCATAATTTGCTTTTCTTACATTTTTACAGATTCCGCTATTCACTGAAATATCTCCTTTCATTTAAGCACTTCGCTGTGCTTCTATTTTTCTTCTGATTGCATCAACACCTTTTTGATAAACAAGTGTTTTTATAGATATATGCTCCTCTCCATTCTTGGTGTATTTCTGCTCTATTACACGAAACCATCCGCAATCAATGTATTTCTGATATGGCACATTCCATCTATCCAGGATTGCATTATCACGAAGAAATTCAAATAGGTTGTTACGTCCGAGCCCTTTGATTCCCAATACCTTTGAAACCTCATTCATGGAAATTGCAGTCTTGCTGTCTGCAACTGCATCAAAGAAATCTGCTTTCGGTCGCATTTCTTCGATTTGCTTATCTTTCTGCGAAATAATGTTCTGTGCTACGATAAGTGCATTCGCTACAATCTGCTCTGGGGTCATATTCTCTTGGTTTGCTATGTACCCATCATTCTTTCTGATGGACGGGATCACTTCATCCACAACCCACGATTCAAATTTCTCCGCTGATGGCAACTTCGATCTCATAATAAGGCGGTAAACGTCACCCTCATTTATGTATGACAACTCTTGTTTACCACCAGATGTAGGGGTGTCACGTTTCGTTACTCCCTTACAGTGGTCTATGACTGCCTTTCTGGGGTTTGCATATCCAAGTGCTGTTGCAACATCAGAAGCCACAAAGTAAGGCTTACCGTTGATTTCTGCTGTTCTGATTGTTCCAAATTCTTCATTATTAAAAATTTGTAATTCGTTCATTGTTCTCCTTCCTAAATCATATTTTTCAATAAAGTTGTTGCTGTAGAAAGCGAATTTATAGCATTACAAAGTGTATTTAGTTCTTCCTTTTTTCTCTCTTTTTCTCTGCTGTCGTTCTCTGATTCATATTCCTTTGTTTTGTAAAATATCATGGAATATATTTCACAAATACAATCTTGAAGTATGATAGGCTTGTCTCCGGTAATGCAAATATCTTTATCTATTTTTATCATTTGCACAGCTTAGCATCCTCCCATATATTATTAGTTCATCAGCGTATCAACTTTTACTTTCAGAACATCAGCAACAGCTTTAAGGTTTTCGGCAGTAGGCGAAGAATCATTCCATTTTGCAATAATCCCATTACTAAGTCCTGCTGTTTGTTCAACATATCTAATGCTCAATCCTCTCTTCTTACAAATGTCCTTAATGTTGTCGTAGCATTTCAATCTATCACTCCCTTTCTCTTGATTTAGGAATTTAGAGAAAACTTGACAAAATTTAGAGAATGTTCTAATATAATAACTGCCAAGAAACTACATGAGAACATCTTTTGAATTTAGGCTTTTCTCTAAATCCTAAATTCATTATATAGAGTGTTCTCTAATTTGTCAATCACTTTTTTAGGTTTTTGTCTAAAAAATATAGGAGAACATTTTATGAATACAGTAGAGAGAATAAAGGCTATCTGCAAAGAAAGAAAAATTCCTATTTATAAGTTGGAAACTGATTGTGGTTTTGGAAATGCTTATATCAGTGGTTTGAAAAAAGGAGAAGTAAGAGCAGACAGATTAGAGGTAATTGCAAACTATTTAGAGGTTTCTTCCGAATACTTGCGTACCGGTGAGGAAAAAGGTGAAAAATACTCTGCTAAGTATGCACACTTAGTGACTCTTTTAAGAAATGATGTAGAAATGGAAGATTTATTACTAAAGTATTATAGTCTGTCAGAAAGTCAAAAGAAAAACGCACTTTCCGCATTTCAAATGATAATCGGTGGTGCGGAATGAAAACTATAAAATCGTCTGTCAGAAACGACATAATGTTGAAAATAGTAGAATCATACAGGGATAAAAATGTTTCTAAATTGAATGACGGTTCTTTTAATATAATGACTGCGTTCTCAAAAACAGATATGAAGTACTCTGAATTTTTAGAAATAGTAAGATTCTTAGAATCAAAAAGACTTGTTATATATATTCCTGCCGATAAATCTTCAACGACATACAACATAAGAGGTGAGGAGATCCGGCAGGACTTTATACAACTTACAGATTTAGGAAAAACTTATCCGGAAGATACAAAATCGGAAAAGATAAATTTTGTAAGAACCACAATCGTATCCGGAATAATAGCAGCTATAATAGGTATTTTATTGTCAACTGAACTATTAAACTGGTTATTGCAGAAATTGTTATCGTTTTTATCTCTTCTTCATTTCTAGCGAACCAACAATTAAACTTAACTGAAAAAGAAGCAGACTTGCAATGCAGTTTGTTTCTTTTTTTGTCTTCTCTTGACATATAACTCATTTTTCTTCCCCCATAATGTCAGAAACTATCGTGTATACATATTCCAGTACATCGTTTCTGTCTATACTTGCAAGCATTTTGTTTATCTCTTCTCTGTAAAATTCATTGCTTTCGTTCATTGTAACCACACCCCTCTCCCCTTTAATTCTCCGCAGAATCTAAAGTAGCGATACATCACATTATAGAACATATGTTCTAAACAATCAATATATTTGACGCACGTCTTTTATTGTTGTAAAATATCAACAAAAAGAGGACGGTGAAAACGCCAATAAACACCGCCCTCGCCAGAACTTGAAGTCCCTTGTTTCAAGGGATGTTACAAGTGTATCATGTGAAAGGGGGATAAAAAACATGATGAAAAAAGACCGAATCAAAGAAATATCGACACATCTATCAGTCAACCGTACTAATTATATGTTAAGTTTTCGTGGGAATCTCCATGAATTTCTCAATGAGCCGGACATGACGGTTTACAAGCTTGCTGATGAAGCTAATTTGCCTTATTCTACGCTTAATTCACTACTATACGGTAATTCCAACGACACAAAGCTATCGACCGCTGTTGCGCTTGCTAGAGCCTTTGGAATCAGTGTAGATGAACTGGTAGGTTGCGGCACTATGGAAGATAAGATGTTGGAATCTGTCAAGATATGCCGCAGTCTGCCGGAACACTCTCTGTACCTTATCCGTTACTTCATACGTCACCAAGCTAAAATCTATTTCAGTCTTGAAAAATCGCACAAGTATATTTCTGTCCTTAATCCACAACTTATGAATGGAATTATCGCAACCACAAATGCCGTGGAACCCATGTGCATAGAAAATTTGCCGGAAGACATAAAATCCAAGGCTTATATCGGTGTGAAAATTCCTTGCGACTACTATATGCCGTTTTATCTGCCGGGGGAAATTATTCTCCTTGCAGCGGATCGTGAGCCGCAAGACGGTGAACGATGTATTGTGACCAGTAATGGTGGGATATATATTGTCGTGAAAACACATATAATTGAAGATGGTGTAAGAAAATGGAGATATGTTCCGCTTATGTCTCCGAACAGCATACTTCCGGAAAATCTTATTGATGACATGATAGGATATGTGGTTGGTTTTGTCAACAATGACGGTGACTGGGGAATCAGATAAAGAGATTAAGAGCATGGCTTTTACACCATGCTCTTTTTGATTGATTTATTTTTGCTTTTAATCTCCGCCCATCGGCTATCACTCCTTCTGTAAATGGCAATTTAGATACAAAAATACAAATAATTACATTATCAGAAAAGACAGGAACGGACAGTAATAGTGGAATTATATATATACCAAAAACATCATATCCTGATGCTAAATGCATTATCCCGTTTGCATATGACAGTACATTGGCGTATCGTATTGGGATTTTTGATGTAAGCACTAATAGTTTTAGATTTGCAGTGCAAACGGCTGTAAACGGGGCATGGGCTGATAGCAAGACTATAACATTTAGTGCCTTAATCATAAAATAGAGTACACACCAATTACGTAGTAGTGGATTATTCATCGCAATCCGATTAAATTAAATGATAATATTAACAGAACCATATACGAAGTTTAATAGTTTTTGCTGTATTATCTATAGTCAAATTTGTGCCGTTTGTGTTTATACGCAGTATTGTAATTTGTTTATCTGCTGATGGCCACCATATAACACCGTATACATTACTATCAGAATCAGCAGGTCTATTCACGTCTATGACTCTATTTGTAGATAAAATAGCATCTGGCAAAGGTATATTACACCACGTAGATTCAGGGCATTTGGCTATAATGTCAATATACTCTGGTAACTTGCCATTTACATCATTTAATCCCCCAGTGATAGTACCGTCACCAATAGTCGAAATATCGGTAGTTCCGATAAGGCTTATAAGTGATTTAAGGTTTTTTACAGCCAGTTTAAGTTTTCCAAAAATAGATGATAACTTTTCTCCTGTCGTTAATTCCTCTAAATTTGTTGCTTCTTCAAACGCCGCAGTCAAATTACTACCATCACCAGTTTTGGTCAAATAGTTTGTCAAATCTGTTTTGGGAATTGCATCTATTTTTTCATCAACAGTGGTTTTGTCATAATAATTTGTCAAATCAGAAACTTTTTTTGTAATGTATCCAGCATCATTTTCTAATTCGCTGACTTTTGTAGGTATACCTCCTGTTTGCTGTTTTGCCTGCTCCATATAATACTTTGCGTTATCTGTATCTTCTCCTTCTCTTGTTCCGGTTCCACCTATGGCATAAGATTCAGCCAATACAGATTTTGCATTTGCGGATTGCGCATAAGCAGATGCATTTGCGGATTCTACTCTAATATCTGCCAAATAATTAGGTTGCATCATATCGTCCGTCACTGATCCTGTTTTGATTGAAAAAGAATAAGTCTTATTCTTTCCAGTACCAGTCACGGATACAGCTATGGTTGCAGAATCTTCAAATGTTAATACCGGAATCATAGAACCAATATCAGCTGCAAACTGTGTTCCATCTTCTGTAGTCATGGTAATGATTCCATCATCAGACATGGAAAATCCAACAGGGATTTTTTCAATATTAAGGTCAAAAATGACCTTTTCTCCATTGTACTTTGTAATAGTAATAATACCGGTTGTTTCATCCATAGTCCAACCTGCAATTTTGTCGTTGATTGTGGTCTTATCAACCTTAATGGCATCCTGTGATATGATACGGTTGTCCAACGCATCAATAGCAGAATCCATCTGATTAAGATTGTATGCATCTAAATCCGTGTTTTCACTGGGGTAATCTTCCCAATTAATCCTGGTATAAACCTTATTCATTGCCATCTTCGGTCACCTCGCTTTCTTTTTCTCTATTTCTTTCAGCCAACTCTACATTTATTTGATTGTCTGCGGCTCTGTTAATCTGCCCGGCAATATCATTCACAATGAGCCGCTTAACCTCCATCGGGAGACCACATTCGTTGATAAGATTTGCAATTGCCTGTTCAAATTCTCTGATTTCCAAACTGTTCATATTCCTTCTCCTATCCTATGAGATTGTATGCCTTAAGAGCATCTATCAAACTGTTAACTGTGGTAGCAATACTATATGTGCTGGCAGAACTGGGTGAAGTGATTTTGCTCACAGTCTTTTTTGTTGAACCACTTGTCGCACCAAAAAACGCTACATTACCACCGCTTTTTCCAACTAACACATTTCTCGCAACCACTGAAAAATGATCGGTAGAAATGTAAGCTAAATTATTGCCATAATTGTCCTTTAAATAATATGTTCCGCTGCTGGATGCCCAAGTGGTTGCACTTGCATATATATTTAAAAACCCTCCACTTCCACGAATTTGTATTCCTTTACTAGTTGCTTTTGAATAATTTAGTGAAGAACCTACACTTATTTCACTACTTGTGATTTTCGTTGAAATAGAAGATGCAGCAAAAGAAATTCCATTTCTATCCAACGACATAGAATTTCCGCCAGATGAAAAACTTATTGTTCCAAGACTTCCAGATATTTTTAAGGCACCTTCCAGTGTTGCATCTTTCAAATTTGCACTTCCGTCTGCTTTCAAAACTACTTTATTCCCAAGTGATATACCATCTGTTCCAATATATACACCACTGCTTCCAGTACCCAAAGAACTAGAACCGTAATACATTTTTCTTGATTCAATTGTAAATCCGGCAATATTTCCGCTTGATGCAGTTATTTTTCCAGATAGGTCAACATCTTTTGCGGTTATTTTTCCTTCTTTAGAAATAGAACAGTTTGTTGCAGAAAGAACAAATCTATTCCCGGAAATACTTACCTGCCCGCTCTCAATGCTCAACTGCGAACTGACATCACCTTTTGAAACTTTCAACTTGATTTGGTCTGCTTGAACTGAGATTGCCGCCGCCAATTCTACTTCTGCATCTATTGCCCTTTTTGCTTCAAGTTCAATCTTCCCGGCTGTCTGTGTAATTTTTGTATCCAGTCCACTTTCAACATCCTTTATCTCAGACCGGGTCTCTTCAACATTACGCTCCAACTCATTAGTCTTGCCGCGGAGTTGAATTATACTTTTGTTAATTCCATTTACCTGTTCACTGTATTTTGGTGCTTTTCCGGTGGCAGATATGGTGTCTATCGGTTGTTGGATTCCTTTGTATGTTCTGCTCAACACATAGCTTTCTATGATTTCTTTAGCCGTATATACATTGACTGCTTCTCCAAGGCTCAAACAAGGATTTCCTATTTTTTCACAGTTATAAGGTCTATATTTTACAACTTTAATAACCTCATACAGATTTCTTGCAACCGTTTCTAGGGCATCTGCACCCATTCCATAAACAAGGAAATTATCTTGCAAAATATAACTGTTGTCGTTCTCGGTAATCTCTGTATCCGGGTAAACTGCACCAATATCATTTTCTGATTGTCTTATCTGCACTTTTGTAACTTTTTGGCAGACAAAATCTTCATATTTAACTGATTTGTATTTTCCACCAGTAACCTTTTCTTTTTCAGAACCTTTTCTAGGGTATAATCCTTTCTGTGGATATAATCCTTTTTGTGGATATAAACCGGATATTATTGCTTTAAGGAAAACATATTCAAATTTTCCATCATGGTTAATGTGACCAAAGCATCCATTTATTGAGCAGATTGCTTCCATGACCGTCTGTCCAGAAAGTTCGCTTGGTTTGATTGTTTCTGCCACTTCCATGCTGTCATTAGGTAATGTAGTTGCTACTTGCTCAACGCCAAAATATGAAAAAAAACTGTCTCTGAACTGTTTTAAGGTCAGAGGAAACTTCAATCCGTTATACCAGGAAGATACTTCTGATTCTCCAATATCGTATATAGCGTCATATGCCGTCACATTCCTGTAACGCTTATCATCTGTTGGTTTATCGGAAACGACACGGTATTTGCCGAAAATGAACGGTGTTTCAGTATGTCCATTAATCACAACAGAAACATTTATCTGTTTCCCAATCATGCTTGTGAACACGTTGGAAATTTTGAATTTCAGCTGTGATGCATTGCACTGTCCAAATGTAAGGTAATCATCATCACATAGTATTTCTTTTAATTCAAACTGTTCAAAATGGATTTCGCTGTTGGTGATTTTTACAGACTTATCATCTGTTTCAATCGTGATTTCCTTTTTTGATGCGCTTTTATCAAACAAATCCGCATAGGTATAGTTACTCATTCGCTACACCTCCGACAAATGAAAATTCTATCTGATTGTATTTAATCTCTCCGTCATAAGTTCCATAGATTGTAGGCTTTATATCAGCCATATATCCATATTGTGTGACATATTGACCTAAAAATGGAATGTATGCCGTGATATTACATCCCTGTTCCGTTGCATCAATAAAGTTTCTTCGTATCCCGGACAGTAACTCTTGCAAATCGTCATCCGTCAGCATCGCAGGCGTTGAAAAATCAACACTTAATGCTTTTAGCTCCACAGCATTTCTATGTACGTATCCATTTGCATCAGTCCACGGGTCTACATCTTGCATATTTACAGCTGGCTGATAACTTTCAGCGGCTATAAATCTTGACTGGTCAATAACGTAATCTCCAATTTTTAAAAGCCATCCTTGATATGCTGACATACGCTCACCGCCTCATTGCATAAAAATAGACAGCACCCATCCAGAGTGCTGTCTGTGTTAAAATACATATACATTCTTGTGTTTTTGGTTAAATTGCTCTTGACCGTATTGTCTTGCGGCAATTCCAATTTGATCTGTTGTTATTCCAAACTCTTTCTCAAGGATTCCTTGCAGTAGCTGATTATTCTGTTTCAGAAGTGCAATTTCCTGTTGTGCCGTGGAATTAATAGCATCTTTGATTCCAGTGATTTCAACTCCACCGGCAACCGCTGTTTTTCCACCTACTGTTCCGGCAATCTCCGGTATACCGTTCTCTCCTGCCATGAACATCGTATATCGGCTTGGAACGTAACCACCTTTTTCAAATGTAGGTATTCTTCCAACACTAATGTGTTGTATATTATTCGGAACTGCGTCACCAATTTTAGGTATTAACCTTGCTGCAGACATCAAACCATTAATAAGGTCTATGGCATTGTTTATCATGGTTTCTATTCCACTTATTACAAGGTTCAAAGGAGCTATTGCAACATTAGCTGCTGTTTTAAATGCTGTTCTAAACGCCGTTGGAATGTTTTCAAGCAATTTATTCCATTTTGTTAGTCCAAACTGCTCTGAAATTTTTTTCCACCAACTTGAAAATCCTGTTTGGTTCCACCATGTTGTAAAAGAAGTCCATTTTTCAGAAAGTGATGACTCTATAGTTTGACCCATTCCTTGCCACTTTTCCTTTGTGAACCAAGGAGATACATTTTCATTAAACCAGTTTCCAACAAGTGGTGCTATATTGATAAGTGCAGATGACAGACCAAAAGTATCTGACATATCTACTTTTGTATTTTTTATTTTATCAATTAGCCAATCAATTTTATCTCCAAAATCATCAAGAGTGCTATGTTTTGGAAGCAACATTGTTCCTGTCAAGAATCTATACAAATCATTATCTGTTATATCTTTGTATAAATCATCCCACGCAGTTTTTAATGTGGTAAAATCAGTATTTTTTAATGTATCAAAAAAACCATTTTCACCAAACCACGTAAAATTGTCGTAGTACTCTGCGTCTTCTGGGAACAATGCTTTCCCTAAAGATTTTCCTACATTAAATCCAATCTCCCAAGTAACAGCAGCTATTGCAATTGTAGGAACTATTCCTATGCTTGATCCAAGTACCGTGGCTGATAACTTATCCGATATTTTTCCCCATATGATATCTCCAACACCAGTAAACTTTAAAAGACCTATTGCTGTGATAATCGTGGTTTCAATCGGTGCAGCATCAAAACTTCCTTTCCATAGATCGATTGCCGCATCTATGGCAGTTTCTATGAAATTTCCGGCAGATGTAAAGATTGCTGTCCAATCCATTCCGTCCAAGAAACTACCTATGTGTCTTCCGATTTTTTCCCAGTCCACAGAATCTATTGCTCTTGTGAACCAGTCAAAAATACCAGTTACCAGTTTGGAAGTATCCATTCCGGCAACTTTAAACCATGCATCAGAATCAAACTTAAATGCATACGCCAGATCTTCTATAATATCTTTTACTGGCTTAAACACCTTGCTTACTTTGTCAGCCCAACCCATAGCTGTATTCTGCATCTTGTCAAATGCTTCCTGCCATACTTTTTCGTATTCAGCAGTAGCATCCATGATTTCTTTGGTAAGGTCAATTCCTGCTCCACCAGCACCACTTCCGGAACCACTGGATTTTGGTGTGGAAATAACTTTCAATTTATCAAATGCTCTGATTCCGCTTTGAGCATTTTTTGCGCTTGTACCAACTTTATCCAGTGCATCTGCAGTGCCTTCCAACTCTTCATTGTACCCGGATACACCTTGACCGAATGACGAAAAGTCAATCTTGATTCCCAGTAAATTTGCCACACTGACAAGCAGTCTCTTAATCGCAATTACGACACCGTTAATGACAGGAAGTACTTTCTGCAATACCGGGATAAACAACTGCCCCAGTACCATTCCGGCTTCTTTTACGTTGTTGGTAAACTGACGAATCATGTTACTTGGAGAATTGATTGTATTCGCCAAGTCTCCCCATGATACTTTGGACTGGTCTAAGATTGCCAGTAAACGCAACTGCTGTTTCTCTGCCTGTGACATTTCAGATACAGCCTTTTCAATGCCGTATTTGTAAGCATAGGTCTGTAAGGTGGCATTCGTTATATCAATACCATACTTATACAGTGCTCTTGACTGACCAATCAAACCGGACTGTAAGTTTGTTGCAACTGTACTGTAATCCACGTTAAACAGAGAGGAAATATCCCCGGCAAGCATTGTCATGGACTTTGAAATTGCTGTGGTGACTTCTCCGGTCTGCCCTAAAGAGTTGGTGATAGATGCAAGTTGTGAAGCGTACTGCGTAATCTCCTGTAAATTCAGTCCCAGGTTCTTCATTCCGCTTTCAGAAATCAATCCACCGTCTACATCTACTTTCAGACCGGACATTTTACCAAGCAGTTCATTTACACGATTTCCGAAACTCTGCGCATAATCCTCTGCGTTGTCGTAACCGAATTTTTCAAAATCCTTGCCCCATTCCTTGCCGACTTTGTTAAATGCTACTGTGTAGTAGTTAAATGCTTCGATATAGTCCGTAGTTCCCTCTATGGACTTCCACAGACTTTTAATTCCACGTATCACAAGGAAATAGGTTGCGTAGAATCTGCCGAAAGCCGCAGCAAGGCTGAATGTGCTCTTCGTGGCTCTTTTTGCGCTTGCCGTATAGGTGTTCAGATTCCGTCCTAAAGAGTTTGCGGCTCTGCCGGATGCCGCACCAGTAGATGCCAATCCTGCCAGTGCATTTGTCATGCGGATAATGTTCTCACTGACATTCGGAGCGGTTGAAAGAGTTGTAAATAACTGCTTCAAATTCTTTGCCAGTAAAGGAATGTTCGTGATTGCTCTGCCGGATGCAACGCCTCCGAGTCTTGAAATCGAAGATGCTATGCTCGCAATATCCCCTACTCCATCTACTTTAGTTCCTGCCATGTCGGTAGAAAAAGTCTTCAATGCAGATGAAATCCTGCTTAATCCGCTTGTATCTATTTTTCCCATTCTGTTAATGGAATTTGTCAATGTGGAGATATTCTTAATACCGCTCGCATTCATGGAACTGGCGGCATTTGCGATACTCTGTATGCTATTAGAAATGCTTGTCAGTTTGGATGTATCAATAGACAAACTTCTCTGAAAATTCGTAAGACTTGATGCAAGTTTATCCAGTGCATTTTTGGCTTTGTTCGCATCAGCACTGATTTTTATTTGAAGATTATCAATATCTGCCATACCGCACCGCCTTTACCGAAATAAAAAAAGGAAGTGTCTGCCACTTCCAAGAAAAGAGCGGTAAGCTGTGACACCTACCGCTCCTAAAAAATTAATTATAGAATGCTGCCTGGATACTGTTGTATCCTACTTTTCCATCTTTTGTCAGGTTCAACTTGCCCTGCACTGCAATGGTCTCTTTTCTCGCAGTTTTTCCATACTTGCCGTCTTCGTCCTGATCATGCCCCAAAATCTCATTGCAACGTGTCTGCCACCACTTAACTACCGCTCCTGTGGAGCCAACCTTATAAGTCAGTCCGTATCTCTTCGCCTGCAAGCAGATCTTCTTACGGACATACTGTGTGTTCTTTCCGTCCTTACCATCGACTGTGAGTTTACGACCGTATGCATCCCGGTATCCGTCTGCGTTAGCCGCCTTCTGGAAGTTCTGAATGTTGATATTACAGGTCTCTTCCCTCTGCGCCGGAACAGAAGATACCATTTCAAAGTCGGTATAAAAAATATTGATATCGCACTTTCCGCTGATTCCGGGGACAGATCCGGAGGATGTATACTGCCAAATATCCGCAAGGTTAATCTCTGCCGTTGACAAGCTGGATGTATAACGTGCATACCATACGTATACCTTTCCCAGTGCTTCTACAATCCGGTTCATATCAAAGTATCTATTAAGGTAATCTTTGTTGGTATAGATAACTGGAAGATAACCGGCTTCTTTGACCTTTTGCAAAAATGAAATTGCCATATCCGTAGCCAGCTGCTTAGTGACATTCACTCCCTTTTTGCGGGCATAATTCACGGAGTCATACTCAAAGTCAAACGCAATTGGACACTTAGTCCAGTACTTTTTAGCCTGAGTGATGCAAAACTCTGCTTCTGCCACTGCCATTGCTACCGTGTAAGCATAAGAAAACCAGTATAGCATCACTTGCACAGCCAGATTGAAGCTAGCTAATGCATTACTCACATATTTCTCATCGACATTATTTTTACCGTATCCTGCGCGGATACCGATACGCTTGTATCCTGCATCTCTCACTCTTTTAATGTTTACATTCCCGTTATGTTTGGAAATGTCAGGTCCTTTATACAATGCTTGTTTCATATTTTCTCCTTAATCCGGACTTTCCGGTAACCCTTGTTCTCTTAATGCTTTGATTCTCTGTTTCATTTCCCATATTGCAATTTCTTCGTTGGATTCTTTATATTTAGGCTCATTATCATGTGCTATCTTTTCTGAAATAGGCTTTTCAACATAAGTAGTTCTTGCTTTGTCTCCATTTAAGCAATGGTCTATTGCAAAGATTAATGCAGATATTCCATAATCTCCCCACCGTTGCCATGAATTCCTATCTTCTTCCTCTTTTTTGAGTTTATATCCTTTGTAGCACCACTCTAATTTCTTAGGATTCAGATGTTTGAACTCTTCTATCGAAATTCCCATGGAAAAAGCAAATGGAAAATATTCTTCCCATATTATTTTGTGCCAGTCGATTTCTTCTTGTGATCCTGCGGCATCTTCGTTACCTTGTTGTCCTCTTTCTCCATCTCTTCCTTGGTCTGCGTCATCATTTCCGTCAGACCCGACAGTTCGAAAAAACCGTCTTCTTCCATACAGTCTGTCAGTTCTCCATACAGCTTTACAAAAGACAGACCGTTTGCTTTCATGTATTCTTTCATTAAAGCATTGGATTCATCCGGTTTAATATCTTCATGGTTTTCGATAAGACCAGCATAAAAAGCCGTTTTGCATACATGAGGAAATTCTGCAAGCATATATCCGCTACCATCTACAATTTCTTCTGGTGTGGGATTCTGTACATTTTTTGCTTTTTTAGCTACATAGCCACCGGAAAGCATAAGAAACATCTTTTGAATCAAATCCTTGCACTCCACAGCACCGAATCCAAACTCTAAAGTATATTCAACATTATTAACTAAAATCTTCTTCATAAAAACATATCCTTTCCCCAACATTTTGTTGGAAAGGAGCCGCCCGAAGACGGCTCTCTTTTGCTTAAATCAATGGTTCGTCTACCGTTTCGTAATTGTCAGCCACGGCAGTGTTATTTGTTTCTGACTGACTTTCTATTTTTTTGTCAGTGTAATTTCTGTTGGATAACCGTTTTCGTCTTCGGTTACTGCAACAGTGTAATTATCTTCAATCCACTTTGGTACAGTAGCCTGTGCAATCGTAGCAGTTCCGGTCAGATGATCGTCTGTTGCTTCGTCCGGTGCAAAACTTTCCTGACCGATAAATGCACAAATACCCTCTGAACCTTTTCCGTCAGTTCCATACAGGATGATAAAATCGAGTTTCTTTCCCTCGTTTGTCACCATTTCATCCTTGTACTTTTTCTCAAATGCTCCTTGCACTTCCATACTGTTAGCGGCTCTACGACCCATTTCCTGCGTCTCTACCAAATCTTCCAGTGTAGAAGTATCCACCATGTTCTGACTTCCGAACGGTGAAGGAATACTTTTTGCTCTCATAAGCAGTTTGTAAGTTCCTGCCCAGTACTCACCAGTAGCAGCACTAGAACTAGGCTCTTTATAGGCAATTCTTGATTTTAAACCAGTAGCCATATTTACCTCCAATTTTGCATAAAAAATAGAGCCTTTCGGCTCTGACAATAGTTACAATATATCATCAGCATCTACACTTCTTCTGAACCGTGCAGTGCTTCTGTATGTGTCTTGCGAAGTATTATTAAACTCCGGCATGGAATTTATCTGAAATCGCAAACGCTTGAAAAGTCCGGCAACCGTAGACATGATAGCTTCAGCTTCTTCTTGACTTTCGTTGGTTATCACATCCACTTGGTACGATGCTGTGATTCCATTAACAGACCGTCCTTCAAGGTCTTGTCCTGTCTCTGTGAACGGCATAGCATGAAAGTACACCGTAGGGAATGTAGGGTCTGACAAATCCTTGCTTTTGTCCGTCACATAAGCTTTAGGATGGCTCTGCGGTATCTTCATTTTTAAGTACGATGCAATCTTTACTTTGAAATCTGATACCCACTGATATTCATTATCCACTACCAAACACCACCTTTGCTGTCTGTGATACAATATCACGAAGTTCTATTGCAGTCAGGTACATAAATGGTCTTGACGGCATACCTTCCGTAAAATACCATTTACCGTCATCCGCAGGATAAAACCATCCATATCTTCCATCCGCAAGTTGCCTTATGGTTTTTCCGCTTGCATACTGCCAATCAACACCTTCCGGTAATTGATAAGGATATGGTGACTGCTTACCGACAACACCAGTACCAAACTCTACGAAAGCCGCATGGTCTGTACCGGCAACCACCGCCCAAACACCGCCACCCTTTACAGAGCCAACGTATTCCGCATGAATGCTTTGCAAAAGTTCCGATGTAAAGATAGCATCAAGGTCAGCAATCTGCACTTTAGCAATCTCTACGCCCTTTTTTGCCAGTGTTTCAGCCAGTAGCCTGCATTTATACTCTAAACTATTTTCATAGTCTCTAAGAGCCTTTACAGCCGCTTGTATGGACTTTGGGTCAAACAGGTTAATGTTGATTGTCTTTCCCATATTTTCCTACCATTTCTTTGGAATAGTCACATCCGTGAATCCATACACCTTTTTCAGTGAAAATTCCATTTTCCAGTTTTGGAATAGTTAATTTTTCTTTGTCACCTTCCATAGTCAATCACCTACTTCACCGTCTTTTGCAACAAAAACAAATCTGCTGTCAGTCCCTCGTCTGCAACGCCTTTGACAACATAGTCCGCAGTCTTGTTGTCCACAAGTCCGTCATCGTCACGACCTACTTCTGACTTCTTCCAGATAACGTCCCCTGCCTTAATCGGCAAATAGCCTTTGTCGGTCACAATCTGACAATAGGAACTGGAATCATCAATACCAAATTCTTTTACCAGTACTTCCGACAGCTTATTGCTGATGTTGGCAGAAAAAAGGACGGGTTCAGAATATCCAGTAGTTTCTCTCAAAACCACTGGAATCCTTTCTCCGTCCATCTCGATGTACTTTATTTCTCCGTTTTCGTCCCGGTCATAAATCGTGACTTTTTCTCCCTGCCGTGAGTACTTCATGTCCTGCTTGTTAATGTCAAGCATCTTTCTTCACCTGCTTGTAAATCTGATTTACACCAGTGCTTGCCAAACCGGAAACAATTCCGACCGCAATCGCATTCAGTACATCATTTGCCGGGAAATCCGGAATAACATACATTCCTACTACTCCGAGAATGCCACCTACAATTCCAACAACAACCGGTATGTAGTTATCCTTAATAACCGGAATCAGCTTCGCTCCAATACCGGCAAGATAGCAGATAACCACGATTGCAACACAAGTTCCTACCTGTGAAAAATCCATCATTCCTTACCTCCGTTCTTCAATCTTATTTCTTTTATTTCTTCATACATTTTAGTTGCCATTCCATTTCCACCAAGCGCATGATAAGCATTGTACATCTCGACAAAGTTTTCATACGCATAGCTTGGAATTTCTCCCAACTTCATGTACTTATCGTGATACTCAATAAGTTGCACACGCAAAAGAAGCATTGTTCCCTTGCTGTTCGCATCCCTATCTTTCTTTTGCTGCTTTAGGAGCCAGACGATGTAGCCTAATAAAATAGGCAGAACAATCGTATACGTCTGTAATAAAAATTCTTTCACTTCATATCTCCTAACTGTTTATTTGTTGGCACACCGCCCACCACCCTTAAAGTGTGCCGCCTGCAACTTTATTACTGGAATCAGTAACATGGTCACGCACAATCTTCTTTTAATTACAATACCTTTGCAAATGGAAATACGCCAACAAACAGATCCTCACGGTCTCTCCATGTTCTCGACACTCCATTCTCTGAATAGCTTGCCATGAAGTTTTCACCGGCTTGCGATCTGTCATACACGACAAGATTAACCACCACGGACTGAAATTTTTTCATATCCGCAGCAATCTTCTCTTCCGTGTAGCTTTCCGGGTACATTCTCTTTGCTCTGATGTCGGCTTCTGCTTGACTGATAAGTTGCTCCAAAATAGGATTTTCTTCCAAATGGTCAAACACGACCTCGGAGCTTTCAGAATCACTTTTAGAATCAATATGAAATTGTTTCAGACGGATTTTTACTTGCTCCAAAGTCGTATATTCTGCCATGTGTTACCTCTTATTCATCCTTTGCAGTTACCGTAGTAATACCTGCCTTTACTGCTCTGTAATTAGGATCACACTCGATAATCATAATTTCCTTGCCGGTTGTTGCTTCAATTTCAGAAGTGCCATCCCAAGTAGCATACGTCTTTACATTTCCAAGATAAGAAGGTAATTTACAATCATCTGCTACCTTGTATTTGTAAGAATTGTCGCCGCTTTTTGCAGGGGAAACGCTTACTTTCGTGTATCCATTAGTTGTTTGGTTTGCAGTGCTGTTCACTACCAATGTATCCAAACCGCTTTCTCCTTCGGTTAAAGTACCGATTACGATTCCATAAGGGTTAGGAATTACAGGAATAAACACGCCACTAGCCTTAGTCCACTCAGCAACCGGATCAGGAGTTGCCCACTGGGAAATAGTAATGAATTGCTTTTTGGACAGGCTTGTAAATGCACTTGCTTTTTCTTCTTCCGGAGTTACGCCCCAAAGTCCAGTACCAATCTTTCCGTTTCCAGTAGATACATAAAGAGTAAATACATTATCCGGTAAAAATCTCTTTGGAGTTCTCGTTGTATTTTCCTTGTTGGCAATTCCGTACATATCATCATCAATTACCATGTTCAGACCATACAGGCTAAGTAACAGATTTGCCACTTCTGCCTGAGTAATTGCCATTCCAACGAAATTAACTCCCTTAATAGCTTTCATGATTCCTTCATTCTTAAGCATATAAGAGCGCATTTTGGTGGAAGTCAGTGCCATATTGACAACATATCCTTTGTCAAGAGCCATCTGAACCATGTCTGCAATATCTCCAAGGATATCATGGGTAGGATCTTCCCAGCCTTTCAGTGTCTTGAACTTATTTACTTTGAAGTCAATAGCAAAATTGAGACCATTTTCGTTAATGGTCATCTTACCAGTAGACATAACCTCCATTTTTGCGATTTCAGTTCTTGTCTTTACAGAATCAGACAGCCGACCCATATCGTCATATACATAGTCAATCAGGTTGCTTTCTCTTACACCATGATTCAGCAACTGGCGTAATCTTTCAGACTGGTTGATTTTTTCCTTGATCAGCAGCTTTTCTACGCTTACTTTTTCAAATCCAGGTCTTACACCAATAGCAGCTTCGGTATCAAATGCGTGTACCATTGCTGCGGTGGGAAGGTCCATTCCTTCGGAAAGTCTTTCGTACTCTGCTTCAAGGTTCTCGGTCTTGATATCAGGGAAAAGACGGTCACCTACATAATTTCTTGCGATAGAATAGTTTTGGGAAAAATCCAATCTATCCTTGTCTGTAATCATTGTTAATACACTAGGCATACTGTTCTTACCTCCGTAATTTAATCAAAGTAAATGCCGCTTGCTTTAAGTGCGGTTTCGGCATTGGTATCTACTGCAGCAGGCAAATTTGCTTTAATAACACGGCCTGCAATAATTACAGAAATAGGCTTCTTTTCGTCATCTGTAATATCAACATCTTCAAATACAATTCCCTTTGCAGAAGCGCCTTTTGTTGGAACCACAGTTCCTGCCTTGATGATCTTCTTATCATCTACCTGTGTTGCCATTGCTTGTGTTCCCTCAAAAGTTTTTAACACAAGTCCGACTTCACTTGCTAAAATGTTTACACCAGAAGTGTAAGTAGTGGTTTTCATGTAAGCCATAACGTTTATACCTCCTTGCTTACTGTTCGATTACATAGCGCTGATTATATTTCTTTGCCATTTCAGCACCTTTACTTTCAGTTCCATCACCACCGCCAGCACTACCACCGCCCGGATTTGTGGTTCCGTTTGCGATTTCCTGCTCTTTAGCCTGTGCCGCAGCAGTCTCTTTATCAGAGATAATCTTTCCGAGTACTTCGTAGTCAAAACTGCCGTCATCCTTGATAACCTGTGATGCCTGTTCAGCAGAAATGTTAAACTTGGATGCTGCATTGCTTCTCTGTGCCGCAATAGCCTGCGTCTTTTCAAGTTCTGCGATTTTTGCATTTGCAGAATCAAGGTCTTTTTGCAGTCTTTCCGAATCGGATAAATCCTTATCTTTCATGGCTGTGTATTCCTTTTCCAACTCACGCAGTCTTGTCAACTCTTCACTGTTTTTGTTTGCTTTTGCGTTTGCTGCCTGAACATCCTTGCTATTCTCAGCAATGATTTTTTCAATCTGTTCATCAGTCAAACCCATAGCTGTCAGTTCTTCTCTCTTCATAAATTACCTCCGTTATGTCCTACGAATTTTTATACGGTGCAACGACACCGGTTGACATTGCCGGTTTATACGCTCACGGCATTGCGAATTTTTATAAAATAAAGACAGCTACCTATTTCTAGGAAGCTGTCTTATTTTGCATTTGTTTTACTATTTCCTGTGCTTTTGCCATCTGCTCTTCCATGTTGATAATGTCAGCAGTTTTCCACAGTGCATCAAGGTAAGGTTTGGAAAGGTTGAAAGTCTTTTCACAATCTCCCCAAAGTCCAACCGTTTTGATTGCAATAAGAGGATGAATACCACACTGCAGAAGTTGAAGTAATGTCTGCGACTTCGTATACATATTATCTTGTGGACTGTGGTTGATCTGCACATCAAAATCTCTAAGAGTGATTTTCAGATCCTCTTTCTTAATGCGGATAACATTCAGCGCAACCTTGGCCAGTCTCTTCTCTGCTGTCTTAACAACCGGATCCTTAAGCCTTGCTCTTGATTTTGAAAAATCCCATCCGTTTCTCAGCTCAACCGCACCCTGCGTATCACCGCCAGTGTTTCCTTGCTTGTTCGGTATTCCCAAAATTGAAAGTGCGCTGTCTGTTAAATCATCCTTGGAAACCTGTGTCTGCGTTTGGTCAAGTTCCTGAGACATGACATCCACATCAGACTTATTGTCTTTATTGATGGACTTTACAACCAACGCATGGTTCATCTTCATTTTTTTGAACTCTTCTTCGTCAATCTCACAGTTTACAAATTTGTACCACGCCTGGATAAACTGCTCTATGCCGTCCATTCTGTTTGACTGCGTATTATTGATTGCATCCAACAGATCTATAACAAGTTCAATATCAGACAACCGCTCATGGTTGTTCGGAAATTCTACAATCGGTATTCCACCAAATCCGTGAAGTTTCCATGTATCAGGAACAACCGCACTGTTTTTTATCTTACATTCATAAGATTCCGTGTAGCAGAGTTTGTACCACTCGCCATTTTCATCTTTTAACTCCTGTACCGCCAAAATCGGTTCTTCGGAACTGCGGTTGTAAATGACAAACGTGTTCAGAGGATTAGGTGCAACCACACGTATAGGCACATCTCCATTCACAATCTGAATAGCTTTGAATGATGTTCCGGTTGCCGACTGCCACTCACCAGCTTTTATGTCTTTCTCGTGCTTATTTGCATCTGCTAAGTAATCATTCAGTTCATCTACTGCCTTATTTACAGCTTCATCATCTTTTCTGCTGACAAACTGAATAGGCTCTCCGTAAGTCTGAGCGACCTTGAATTGCACCCATTCAAAAGAATGGTTCTCTACTACTCGATTGGTGATATCCTCATTTGACAGCTTTGTTCTGTATAGTACCGGTTGATCTCCTTTGTAGTACTCCCACAAGTACTTGATAACTGGCTTATTGTAATAAAAAACACCGATGCAATCACCGATAACCTTTACAATGTTGTCTTCGGTTATCTGCTCCACATCCGTATATGCAATTTTTCTACCGTGACAACCCTTTACAAGGTCTTGAAATTTCATAGTGTTCATATTTTCACCTACATAAATGTAATTCCGCTACTTTGGTCTCTTTTGGGAAGTTTCTTGATCTCACGTTCTCCGGTCTCCGTATGGTAAACAACCATCTTATTGCAATTCCGGCATTTATATGTCTTGTCGATGTGTGATTTTGAACTGCATTCACCGACCAACCGTCCGCATCCCGGACAGTACACTCTAATTTTTTGGTTAAAAATCATAAATACCTCTTTTCTGCGCACAAAAATACCGCCCTTGCTGATAAGAGCAGTACTTCTGTAGTCTTCACATGATCTGAGGAGAAAATGAAAAATATCTTGGAATCTTTCTGCATCTTAATAGTATCACGGAAAAATCGGACATATCGGACAAGTTTATATGGAACTATACTATTTCGTATGTTTTTTCAAAAATGTCAGGCTTGCAAGGGTAAAATTCTCCATTTACTCCTTTTATTATAAAATCATTTATAGATACGTTCATATATCCCTCTAAAGTTTTTATTTTCATGATTACATGAGGTGAAGTTTTTCCTGCTCTCCAAGCATCATCGATAATTTCATATATAAGTGATTTCCCAACAAATGCTTTTATTTCATCTAAGTTAATGCCATTCCATCTAATAGCTTCAACAATAATAGGTATCTTTCTATATTTTGCCATTTTTATACCTCCGTATTATTTTAATTTGCCATATAACGATCAAATGCTTTTCTTACGCTATCCTCTGTGTTTCCACCACCGATTCTATCAGCAACCTTGTTCCATGATAATTTTTCAACAAAACGTAAATTGATGATCCGTCTTATACGGCTGTCCTGAACGCTTGCAATAAATTCTTCGACTTCATTATTTTTTTGCAGTAAATCGTCCTCTAAAAGCTGTAAAGTAGCCTTTCTGGAATAAAGTAGTGTCCGTTTTCTGCTGTACTCCGGATAAGGGAATCCTTCAATACGAAAATGTTCAGTGCCGCCGCATCCACCTGATACGCTGTCAACAACATTCCCATCCGATTCAATTTTTCTGATATCCGATTCAAGTTTTTTAATCTTCTGCTGTACTTCTTTGATTTCTTCCTGTAAATCTATGTATTGAGACAAAACCTCTTTAGTCACCATAATCAATACCTCCGTCCGAAAGAGAATGGGTTTTGAATTGCTTCTACTTTTGCTACCCTGTTTCCGTTTGTAATTCGCAATGCAAAGTTTGAAAATACATCCGGTACATCATCTAACTGTTTTTTTCCTGAAACAGAATACCTTTTCAGTAACGACATCATTACACCGTATGGTTCGTTAGGCTTATACAATGATGGATCCTTGAATATTACGTGTTGCAAAATCCAGTTAGAGCACTGAAAAATTCTTGCTTCTTTGTTTGTCTCTGTCGGTGTGTCTGTGATGTTGCATATCCATCCTTTACTCTCTACACGCTTATTTACTTCCATTGCCACACGGTCACCGCCGGCATTACGCTCAAATTCGCACTCTTGCACTTTATTATTAACAAGTACATTTGCAGCATTTTCATACTGCATCTCATAATCCGCAGTATTGTCGCAAACAGCATCCACGCAGTAATAATCTTCTCCGTACTTTTGCAATACCGGAAGAACAAAAAAGTCGGTTCCTTTTCCCTTGGTATCGCATTGCCCGGTAATAATTTCCGGTTCCCCATGTGGCAGATTAAGATAACGTCTGATTTTTTCTTCCGGAAATAACAATCCCTCACGTTCAATAGGCTCTTGCTTGTAAAGACACCTATAAGAGATTTCATCCATGAGTAATTGTTGATCTTCAAAAAAAGCAACCGTAAATCCGGAAAATTCGTAGTCAAAATTGCTTAATCCTGTTTTTGGGTCAATATCCGGAACTGCAATTACTTTTACTCTCGGATTCCCTTCATACATATTTTGGATCCGACCGATTACATCATTTACGCTCCACCTGGTAGCAATATGGATCTCTTTGCAATTCTTTCCGTCAGTATCTTGTGTCTTTCTTTGTCTTGCATCTACCGCATACTTGTCCCACAATTTATCCAAAATTATAGGATTCATAGCTTCTTCAATGCCACCGATCATGTCATCTACGAACAAAAACTTTGATGCGCGTACTTTACCAGCATTTTTACTTCCTACGGATGTGCACTGAACGGATGGAAATGGTTTATATTTGCCGATGTTAAACTGCTCCATTTTTGCGTTAGTACTGGTAACAGAAAGATTTGGGAAAATTTCATTCCAAGTGTACTCGTCAGAATTTGTACAAATATCGTACACACCGTCATAGTACATACGTGTAATATCTCCACTGTGAGAGTAAAAAAGGTTGAAATCTCTCGGAAACCATCCGGCAACCAACGCATTTAGCATTTTCTCGACTGTGGTTTTTCCAGCACCAGGGATAAGAGACACGCAGAGAATGTCGTATTTATCATCAATCATGCCTTGAATGGCATCCATGAGACCGATTTTAAGAAATTGCTTTCTACGTGGCATATAGAACCGCTCTCTAGGTTCTCTTTTCTTTTCCAAATAGCGGTATGCACTGTCCACAACTTTATTTTGTGCTTCTAGTAAAAGAACATCGTACAATTTATCTGTCAGAGAATAATGTGTCTTGTTTGCGAAGGAATACTTTTCTAAATCCCATATAGTTCCTCCGGTTCTTTCCATGCAGAAACGCTCTACAATGCCTTTAGAACGGTTTGTTATCTGTAAGCCATAAGTTATATCCTTTTCGCCATTTATAGCCACTCTGCAGGCTTCTATGTACGCATCAATGACCTGTTCATCAATTCCCTTGCGCTGTATGTAATTGTCATAGCTGTTTACTGCCGATATAAGGCTCTGACTTGCCAATATAAAAGAGCCTCCTTTCCTTACATTTTGGAAATTTGGCTCTCTGCGTAGGCACTCTACGACTGGTGCTCTAAATATTCAATTTACTTCCAATCAAAATACGACCGTTTCCCACATACAGGGCACTTGATATTGTAACTGCCAAGACCATCATGCATTACACCCATTATGTCAGTTGCATCGCATTCTCTTTTCTCGAACTCAAATATCGAACCGCATTTATCGCAGGTTAATCTTTTGGTCGGTGCTACTAATTTGTGTCGTTTTATAATTTTCATCCAAGATTCACCACAATTCTATTGATTTCCCCACATTTTGGGCATTTGATTTCAGCCTGTCCGTTGAATTTGCCTAAAAGTCGGTTGCATTTGCTACAACGATGTTCGGACAGTTTTACATAAAAACATTTTTTCAAAGTTTCCTCTTCTTCCTTTGTATCTGCCACAACAATCGGGGCTTCTCCAAGTGTTGTACATTCAATTTTTATATTTTCAATATTACCGATGTTTTTAGGTGTGACCTGTCGAAACGCATCACGTTCTATGCTCTCAATTACTGCCGTCATACTCATTTTTTCATCCACCTACTTTCATATCAAGCATATATAATATTTCCTGTTCGGATACTTCTTTTGCTCCTTCTCTAACATGAAACAGTATTTCCATTAGTTGTTGATTATCTTTATCCGTCATTCTGTTTTTATCAATTGTTTCATCGATGCAGTAATATAAACAATTCCCATATCCAACACCTAAACGACTTCCATAAAATGATTTTCCAACAATATCATAATTTTCAGTTTTTAAAATATCGTGCTGATAATCTAAATCGCACCACTTTTTATTATCTTCCAGTTTCTTTTGAAGATATTTTAAGAAATCTACTACTCTTTCTTCTCTATCACTGATGTATAATATCGTGTCTTTCATTTTATTTCACAATCCTTCTGCTTTCTTCCATCACTTTACAGTTCCTTGCAAAATCTCTTTCAATAAAACTTTGCGGTATTCTTCCAAAATTTTCCAAAGCGTACTTATCTACCGCTTCTTTTGAAACATCTATACCAAAATTTCGTAATGCTTCTGTTTGTGGTTGATAATCTTTCAATCCATTCATCCTCATATCCTCCGTAACCCATGCAGACGGAATCGAACCGCCAACACACATCCTATGCGGATGCCGCTCTGCCACTGGAGCTATACATGGGAATCGCACCGTAAAAACCTTTTATGGCTTGCGCTTGCCATAACCAAATGTGCACCGCCTACTTGTCACTGACTATCCACACAATCTCACAGTCTTGTCTGTTCTCTACTTCATAGGCTTGGTTTTCGCTAAACATATGTGGCTTACGTTTTAGCTAGGGAATAGTTGCCGTGGGAGTCGAACCCACCCGACCCAAACAAGGTACGACTACTTTTGAATCTGCAAATTCTACTCGCAGAAGTGTTTTTCGTTAACCGATAATGAGCAACTACTATCCATACATCTCCCATCGACCTGAACTATTGCAGTAGTGCCAGACTAAGTGGAGATAAGGATAAACACGCCCGGAAAGAATCGAACTTTCGTTAGAGGTTTTGGAGACCTCTTTCTGTCCAACAGACAGACGTATATAAAGTTTTCACGTTTTTTTGAAACTTGAAACGGTCAAACTTTTTCATTGCTTTCCAAAACAAGAGGATTTGCCATTATCTCAACAAAGCTACTTACTAGTATTTTCACTTCTCAATAATGACTGCTGGTCGAATCCTTCATCGACGCACGCAGATACAAGGACTTGAACCTTGACAGCATTTCTGCTGGATAGCTTAGCAAGCTACTGTGATACCATTACACCATATCTGCATAATGCAAGCATATTTCCCGGGTTCTGCTACGCACTAAAATGTCGCATAGCAATATGCAAGCATTGAATTTCAGCCAAAACATAGACCACCTGTTAACAGACAGCGTAATTTGACCGAATAATTGCAGAAACAGATATTATGCAGCAGTTAGTCAGCACCTGCGAACAGGGACAAGCGTTATGATTTTCTGCTGTTTATCGGTAGGGTGTCTCCCGGCTGTTTACCTGACTTGTACATTTACGAAACACCTTGTGCCGCCACCGTATCTCACGCTGTGTTTTATTTCTGCAAGTTGGGATATGGGACTTGAACCCATGACATACTGTGTATAAGACAGCCGCTCTCGCCAACTGCGCTACATCCCAATGTGCGTTTCCATAAGCTGTATGCCTACATTTAAGGCGCTGACACAGCGCAACACTTATGGCTATTTTTTTAATGTAGGGCATCCGCCAGTCACCTACGTGTTGAGTTGGGAGCGACCCAACCCCGTGGGGAAAGAAGGAGTCGAACCTTCGGTGTTTCTAATGTCACGGTTTTACAGACCGCTGCAATCGCCACTATGCATATTTCCCCAAAACCTGTGCCGTATAACCACAGATGAACTTCTGGCATATCTATCTGCTACCTACCGACTATTGCAATCACGGTATCGTCTTATCACCGCAGATAAAGTTTTCACCGCTATATAGTTGCAAGGCTTCAAGCGGTTACGTGGAATATAGGTGGGTGAGGATTTGAACCTCACAAAATCAGTTTCTGAAAAGGTGTTGTTGCTGACTACGGATGATCGCCCGCCTGTCACTCGGCAATACTCTTACTGATTGGCTTCTTTGCCTGCAATACCATTCTGCCACCACCTACGCCCATCTTATGACTGCAAGGGCTGTGCAGTATCTCTGTTGAGCCACATACTCTTCTAAACTGTTGTATGGTACAAAACAGATGCAGATTAAACCCACAACGGTATTCTTCAAAAACCGGGCTGTCATAAACCGGTTAAACCCTCACGAGCCTTGCGACGGCTCTTAACAGCATTCCGCTATGAGGTGAAAGGAGCGTCTCCAATGGAAAAGTATGGAAGACAATTCGCAGATGGCAAAGACCGAAAGAAGAAAACATCTGCGAAACAGGACTACCAGGATTCGGACCTGGGGATGCAGCAGTCAAAGTGCTGTGCCTTACCGCTTGGCGATAGTCCTAAACTCCGGGAGAGAGACCATCTGCTCCCGGATTATTTTCGTGAAACACCCTATATTGCTTTATCTAAAAATTTTCTCGCCTGTGTACAGTACTTTAAAAAAATTGGTGTTGTCGAACGCATATTTCCATTTTTTGTTTCCCACACACAGGCTGCATACACTCTTGATGCCTTGATTTCTCTGCCACATATCCAATGCCAACACAACACCAGATATCCGGCAATAACAATGGCTTTATGAATTTAACCCATTCAACAATGTGATATGGGATAATTCGCATAATCTCCGGTAACCACATAGGCTATACCCACATAAAAGTTATTCCAAATGCAAGAAACATTGCGAACGCAAATAAAATAACTCCGTCTGATGCTTTTTTCTGTTTAGGCGCATCAAATGCACTTGCTATTGCGAAAAATGCCATCACTGCGGTTATCAAAATTTTTAAAATCATAAATCCAATCATGTCAGTTCTACCTCCCACACAAAATAATTTGCTATCAGCAATATCAGTCCGAATGCAATGCACAGAACTCTTGAAATTGTATCTGTGCCGGAATCCCGTGCAATCTGGAAATTACTTCCGCAAAGAGTAAGTAATGCTGTTGAAGAACATACTTTTAAGAATTTTCTGATTATCTTTTTCATTTTTTCTTCGTCCTTCCTTCAATTTCATCGATCATTGCCATTACCAGTGCTTTAGCAAACTGGCTATTGTTATGCATTTTAATCAGCAGATTGCCTTGACGGATAAGATACGACCAGTCATCATCTGTTTTCGGATTAGCACACTCTTTATGGATTTTCCAAACCTCTGTGTAGATTTCTTTAATCTCCGGTGGCAATTCACATTTCTCCTTAACTGGTAAATCTTCTTTAGGCTCTTTATCAAGCCTGCTCTTTTGGTGCTTCATCTGACAGCTAACCATTTCTGTAACGTTCTCACGGTCTCTCTTGATTCCGTGACCTTGCAGAAATAATTCGCATTGCAGAACTTCACCACATTTTGAACATTCGTCTTTTATCTCTTTCCCAAATATCTGCATACGCTTAATCCTTGCTTGTGACTACTGCTCTTAAAAATACTCCGATGATAAACAGGATATATACCCATGCAGGAGCTTGTAATTGAAACAGTATCCATGCTAAAACTATGTAAATGAAAATCATGTGGTACACCTCCTAAGGGTCTTTTTTATTTTTGAGGAAATTTGAGGGACTAAGTAGGGGCTGTTCACTAATCCTGTCAGACCCCCTCCCCCGTTGCCATCAACGCATTTCAACTATGCGCAAAATTCGCGCTTCGCGCAGTCTTTATTGACACGTTCTTAACTATCCCGTATTTCCGCACGTTTCAGCACTTGTTGCTACTCGTTTGCATCTGATGTATTATCGTCATACGCTCCGGAATCGGTCAACATTGATGTATTTTGTCCAAAATCTGTGTCTAATCGTGGGAGCTGGTCGGCTGTCCTGGCTATCTTGTGCACAATCTCTTGCTGTGTGGTTTGTTTCCGCCCGTGGTCGTTGTTTAATCGTTCCGTTGCTCCCAGCGCATTCCGCAGATTAAAAGCAACAAGCTGATCACACTCTGCATCATCTAACCAATTTACAAAAGCTTTTCTGACCTCGTCCATGCTCGATGTACTTGATTTAGTCCTCCATGCACTCAAAGCCTGTTTAGATATCCCTGTTAATATCTTAAATGTATCAGCTGTAGCAGTCATATCATAGGCGTTAGCTAACTCCCTAAGATATAAATAAACCTCATACAACAGATCTATATTGTACGCATTGTAGTTAGTTAGCATTTGGTTAATACTATTATCCACTACGTTTTGGGGTATATCTTTTAATACATTGCTAGGTCTTATATAATTATTATATATATATTGCATGGCTCCATTAAAAACCGGTTGCCGTTGTGATCTCATGTTATCGATGCCATAAGCCGCACAATAATCGTCAAAGTATTTACGGATATTTTTTTTAATCTCGTCAATGTTTGGAATCTCTCTGACGTCCTGCACCGCTCTGCACCTCCTGAAAATCTGCAATAAAAAATCACTGGCATCACTTAATAAACCCATGTTTTTTTAATCTCCTCCACAGATCATGTAAAAACATAAATTTACAAAAGTGATCAGCTAGTGACTTCTGATCGGTTCCGGTCTGTCGGCTCCGGTGGTCTTGGTTACAATCTGGGCGGCTGCATATCCAGAGGGGGTTGGATTTGCACCGCTGTCACTCGCACCGTATTAACGTCGGCTCCCTAACTGCTTTTATCATACCATAAGTGCTATTTATAAATCTACAACATAATATCACAACCTTTTACGCATTTGACAATTTGTTATTGTGGTATGCCTGCCGGTGATCCTGAACATATAAAAATCATGTGCTTAAAAAATATCATCCGTGTAAATTTGACAAATGGGATTTTTTGACAGACAGATAGGTAATTTTTGCAGATGGGCACATGGTGGCAGCTGGTCGGCTCTAGTATTTATATATACTTGGTCATACAATGTCTTTCTGCACTTATTTATTTTTATTTTATCTAACCTTTATTTTATCTAATCTCCTTTTATTTAATCTGCGTCTACAATTTGTCTACAAAATTTAGCACGTTAAAATGTCGCAGTGAAAATAGATCAAGAAAAGCAGGCTGTTACACCTGCTTAATTCCTGTTTATGCTGTTGCTCTTTCTGTTCTTCTTATCCGTTCCGCTCTCGCTGTGATCCGTTCAATTAGTGCCCTGTCACCGTATGCGGTTTTGCTGGCCAATAACTCAGAATCGGTCATGCTCTCCAGTGCTTGGAGTGTTTCCGCTTGCACCGTCTCCAGTGCTTGGAGTTCTGCCCGGTTAAATTCTTTCAGCCGTTCGGATTCCGTTGTTTCCAGTTGATCCCGGTAGTACCGGAAGAACTGCCGGACGTTTGAGCGGATCCGGGCGGCTTTCTTTTCTACGATTTGTTCCGGTGTTCCTGTCATTTGGTTTCACTCTCCTTTTCAGCTTTCAGACGTTCTATTGCTGATTTATAAATTTCGTTTGCTTCTGCTGTCTTGCGCTCCACCCATTCAACATTACTTTCATCTGGCCGCTGTCCGGGTAAACCTGCCCATTTCGGAGGATGTTTAACAACTGGTTTAACTTCTCCGTGCTCTCTAGCGGCTCTTTCTGCCGCTGTTTTGGCTTGTAAAGCTTGTAGCCGTTCATTTGCCTGCATGAGTGCGATTTTCTCGTCTATGGGGCTTCTAGAGCCTGTCACGGGCATTTCTTTCGGTTGCTCTGTCACTGTCTGCGGTTGTACTGGTTGCAATGCTGTGATCACGGCACCTATAACAAACTGGTTTACACTTACACCGTTTTTTTCTGCTTGCGCTTTGATTTGCGGTTCTAGGTCTTTCGGGAATCTAATCATTTGGTTAAATGTTTCCGCCATTTTAGCACCTCCTTTTCTTGTGATATCATTAATGCGATATCATTAGTTTTTTATGATATCATTTGTGTGATATCATTGCTGTGATATCATGATATCATTAGTGTGATATCACTTGTTTGATATCGTGATATCACTATAACATTATGTGCATTATATGTCAATAGATATATGTGCATTATTTTTTGTATTTCTCCATTTTTTCAAGTTCTGCCGCAACTACTTCTTTAATAAACGTGTTCGGCTTTTCAATTCCAAGCTCTTTCATTTTGTCCCTAGTGCCTGCCGGAAAAACTATATTTATACGGTCGTTTCTTTTTTCGTATTCTCTACTAGCTTTTAATTGTGCTTCACTTGTTTTGTTTATACCCATTCTTATTACCTCCATACAATATAAATATAGCTTTACTATACTATATGTGCATTAGTTTGTCAATAAAATATGTGCAATATACATTTTAACTAATAAACGCATGGTTATATGTGCATTATTTTGTTAAATATTACATATTGTATATGTGCAATATATTTGTTATTATAATATCAACAAATAAATAAAGCCGGTGACACCTACCAAGCGAACACCGGCACCCAAAAAGAAAGGCACCCATATTATAACACGGGTGAAAAGGTAAAGCAATATGTATAACTATTTAGAAGCTATGAAAAACGACATTACAGAGTACATCAACGACAACATTAATTTAGCAGATTATGCAGACCGTGACGAGCTGGAAAGCTACTTAAATGATGAGCTTTTTACAGAAGACAGCGTAACCGGAAACGCAAGCGGATCTTACACTTTTAGCAGAGCACAGGCGCAGGAATATGTTAAATATAACATTGATCTTTTAAAAGATGCTTGCGAAGAGTTCGGAACAGATGCCGCAACGGTTGGAGAATGGTTTTTATTTGAGGACTGGGAAAAAATGGACGTAACAATTAGATGTTATCTGTTAGGGCAGGCAATCGCCGAAGTTTTGGACGATATGTGGGAAGAATAAGAGCATGGAGAATTTTATATTACTAATTTTTGCAATGCTCGCCGGGTATGTGCTCCGGTATTATAAAGAGTTGAGCAAGTAAGACAGGCTTACACCGGGGATCGTGCCCCGGCTTGCTTTTACCCGGAAACGGGAAAAATTGAAAATATGGAGGTATAGGAACATGACAAGAATTGAAAAAATGCGAAAAGATGGATACCCAAATATCATAAAAGGGAACGGAGGATATAGAGCATATTTGAAAGATATGCAACCTTTAGGCGGTGGAGATTATATGGCTATATATCGCTATCCCGGCGGTGAATGCTGTCATAGCCTGTAAGAAATTCAAAAATGCTTTGAAATCATTGAACAATAGCCGCCGCAGAGGATGCTCGCCGGATCACTACCGGCGGCGGTTTTATGGGTGGAATTTACCCAAAAATTAAAAATGGGAGGTTGACATAGGATGAAAGAAAAGAACCTTGAAAGACTTTACAAGCTGTTAGACCGTGCGGAGCGAGAGAAAGACACGGAGACAGCCGCCGCCCTGCGGTGGGCAATTTTTGAACTTGAAAACAGATAAAAGACGGCTTACAACCGTCTTTTTGTCGTGTTCCGTTGGATCTGCTGCCGTCTGGCGGTCTATTTGTGTTACTCTTCCACCTGATCCGGTCAGATCCTGCTCCCGGATATATTGACGGCTTGCGCTGTCTTGGTGTACAATCAAATATTACAAGGGGGATTTTTGCAAAATGCGAAAAGTGGGAATCGGTCATGTATATGATATCATGGAGAGCGTAGCGGATGCCGGGGAACGGCTGGAAACAGTTATAAGGGTGGAGACAGCCGCCGGTGGTCTGTCTCCTGAATCTGCGGAGCTGTTGCGGTCTGCCTATGATGCTATGATGTCAGCAGTCGGAGACCTTGGGAAAGCTGCGACACGGTGACAGGTACAAAATTCTAACTGCAGAAGTGAACAGGTTTTCCATGCCTTGAATCGGTCTGAAAAAATCTGCGAAAAAGCTCTGAAAACGGATTTTTCGGCTTGAATAGTGCTACCCCGGGGGGGGGTATTTTGAAAAAGGCATTATAATTTTGTCGAAAATTTTTCTTTCAAAAACCTCTGAAAATGAGATTTTCGGTTGAAAATGCAGACCTACGGGGGTATCAAAAGAAACACATTAAAATTTTTTCAATACTTCACATCTATTTATCGACAGAATACCACAAATGTGTTAAAATTTTATAAAATTCAAAATGAAAGGGGTAATTACTCTATGAAACAAAGTGGTTTAGGAATTGCTTCGATGATTTTAGGAATCATCAGTATTTTGACAGCTTGTATAGCTTTCGGAATTGTGCCGGGAATTATAGGTGCTGTTCTTGCTATCATTGCACTATGTCAGAAAGACAAGAAACACGGCACTGCTATCGCAGGACTGACTTGCTCTATTATCGGAATTATTATTTTTGCCATTATGGCATTGTTTGTAAATAGTGTATCCGATAGCAACAAGGAATCTACCGGAAAACAGACATCAGTTTCTGCAACAACGGAAAGTTCTGCCGCAGTATCAGAAATCACACCGGAATCTAAAGTTGAAGAAGCGGAAGTACCGAGTGGTACTGTTATTTCTCCCGGTTACACATTCGATGCGGACGGCTTGCAAGTCACAATCAATGACTTTGACCTTGACTACACTGATTATGAGGATGAATACGGTTGGAACGCTCCTGCTGATGGAACAAAATACATTATGATTGATGTTTCTTATCAGAACAACAGCAAAGATGATAAGTATGTAAGCATCTACGATTTCCAGTGCTACGCAGACAATACAGATTGTGAGCAGAATTACAGTGTTGTTGATAGTTCTTCGTTGAATGCTAATCTTTCAAGCGGAAGAAATACCTCTTACAAGATTGCATTTGTAGTTCCGCAGGATGCGCAGAGTATTGAACTGGAATACGAAACAAGCATCTGGACAGGTAACAAAGAAGTTATCAAATTACAATAGAATATAGGATTTTAAGGGCATCCGCAAGGGTGCTCTTATTTTTTATGTTGCGAACCCATGTTCTGCATGATATAATATGTGTCAGTTAGGAAGTCTTGCATCATGTCCGGTGAGTGAAAGCTGCTTAAACAGCCTAGATTGCAACCAAGACCCGGAATAAAGACAGACCAAAAAAAGATTGGAAGTTCGCTACTCCAACAGTAACAGGGGTAGTGGGCTTATTTTTATGCTCTTCTGCCCCATGACAATGTATTTGTTGGAGGTAGAAAATGTTAGTTGAAATCAAAACATTAAACAAAGAAGAAGTAACCGTTGTAACAAGCCTTGATGTTGCGGAAACGTTTGGAAAAGAGCATAAACGTGTTATGCAGGACATAAGAGAACTTGATTGTAGTGAAGAATTTAGAGAGCACAATTTCGTGCCTATCTCTTATACAGATAGTATTAACAGGAAAAAACCTATGTTTGTTATGACAAGAGACGGATTTACTCTTCTTGCTATGGGATACACTGGTGAAAAAGCAATGCAGTTCAAGGAAGCCTACATACGGCAGTTTAACGCTATGGAAAAGGCTCTTATTGGCAAAATACGTGAACGTGAAAAAGGAATCGGTGTCCGCAGGGTACTTACGGATAGTTTGCAGAGGACTTCCGAAAACGAACGGATGCACGGTCATGCATACTCTACCTACACCGATTTGATTTATAAATCAGTATTCAGAAAAACCGCAAAGCAATTACGGCTTGACCTTAATATTGGCAACAAAGAAAACATCCGGGATTATCTGACTGAGGAAGAACTACTGTTAGTTCAGAATGCAGAAATGCTTGTAAGTTCACTGGTTGGATACGGTTGGGGATACGGAGAAATTAAGGAATTTTTGGAAAATAAGTCGGTGAATAAACTGGTCGGATGATAGACGCCCTAGATTCAATCTAGTGCATTTTTATTTTTTGAAAAAATGCTTGACTTGTATCTCGAAACATTATATAATGTATCTCGAAACAAGGAGGTGATACCCATAGCACCTAAAAGCAGAGCCGATTACTTCAAAGAGCGAAGAAAGAAAACAAAAAATTTTAGTGTTGAAATCGAAAAGGAAAAGTTTGAGAAGTTAGAGGAAAAACTTTCCCAAAAAGGATTGACTAAAACGAAATGGTTTAACGAAAAAGTTGATGAAGAAATCGGAAACTAAAAAAGAAGGAGCAGCCATACCCGCAAAGTAACCGGCTGCTCCTTTACCCCAAAAGGATTATGTAAATTATAGCACTGCATCTTCCTTTTGGCAAATTATTTTTGATTAAATGGAGGAGCTGAAAATGAGAGAAGAACTTATCAAAAAAATTATCTGTAACCTTGAAAATACCAGCATTCATTTCCTCAAATGCATATTGGCATATACAAATATACTTTGTGATAGATAAAAAGAAAGGAAAAATAATATGGAAAATATTGTAAACGTTGAAGGAACAGAGTTAGATGTCAGAGAATACAATGGTCAGATGGTTGTTACTTTTGACGATATCGACCTTGTTCATAAAAGACCAAGTGGCACGGCTAGAAAAGCGTTTAATAGAAACAAAAAGCGCTTTATAAATGGCGTTGATTATATTGTTTTGGAAAAAGAAAATTCTAATGTCCACCCGGTGGACATTAGAAATATTGATATTCCAAACAGAGGTATTACTGTATTCACCGAAAGCGGATACCTTATGCTTGTAAAGCCATTTAAGGATGATTTATCATGGAAAGTTCAGAGGAGCCTTGTCAATGCTTATTTTGCATTAAGAAATCAACATCCAGCACCTACTTCCACCACAGCAATCGAGGAAAAGCCGACATTAGAGTTTGAAACAGACTGGTTCTGCATCAACCGTGGCAAAATCAACTACATCTGCCGTTGCTACGACATTACATCAAAGGAATATATGCACCACTTACTTGAAGTTTTGGGAAGAACGTATAATTTTGATGAAGCAAAGAGAATTTACAGCGCAACGACCGGAAACTGGAAATGCAGAAATTCCGAAGTAATCACATACTTCCCACAGCTTTCAGACCTTGCATCTAAAATTCTTCAGAAAGACTTAGAGGACTGCGCAAAAGAAGAGACCCCATAACAGGGGTCTTTTCTATGCCATTATTTGAGTGACACCGTGTCGCTCAATTATTCTATTGTACGTTAAACGTACCGTAGAAAATTATTAGTGTGGCAAACAGTCACATTGCCATTCCAACAAGTCCACTTATCAGTTCATCAGCCAGCGCAAACACTTCTCTGCCGTAGGTTGCCAAAAAATCAGCAACAATCTCTTCTGTCTGAATGTCCATAGTCAAATTGTAGGACAGGCAGAACGCATGGCACAATTCATGGCACAGCACACGGTCATAGAAATTACCGTGAATCATGTCTGATATGTAAATATCTCTTGTGTTCCGGTCTGTCATTCCAAACGTATATGTACCATCAGAACGCATCAGCATAGGACTGTGACTGCGTACAAGCCTTAAATTCCAGTCCATTCCATTTATCGTGAACAAGTTACCACCTCCAACATAAAAGGGGCTAAATAAGCCCCTTAAGTGTTTAACCGATTTTTGTTACCAGTGCAGACAGCTTGTTCCGCAGTACCGTCTTTTCTTCCGGTGTTGCATCGTTGATGATCTCCGTCATGTCGTTTGCAAGTTCGGTCATGTATGTGTTCAGGTCACGGACTTTTGCTTCTTTGTCCTGCTGTGTATTCGCCTTATGCAGTTCCTTATTTTCCATATAGGTTCTGCGGCTCATTCCACTTCTGCCCTCTCTTGCATCACGCATACCGGATGAAGAAGTTTCCGTGTAGTACATACGCCCCATGTCTCTGTCCATGTCACGGTGATACATTTCCGGGGTCATGTGGTAATAGGGTGGCTCTTCATACCCTCTGCGGTAGGTTCCACGACCTTTAGGTGCAAATCTGCCGTCAGCATAGCGGTAATGGTCATAAAAACGTTTACCACCGTCACCGTAACGATCAAACATTTCCATGACTTCGTCCGGGTCATATTCCTGCATGGTTTTTGTCAGTTCCCGGTAGTACATAGCTTCCGACAAGTCTTTCATCATATCAACGACTTTTCCCATTTCGCAAGTATCTACTTTGTCAATACCCTTGTCAAACTGCGCTTTAGCACATTCAGAAAGTTTTTCAATCATTTCATGCATTCTCTTAACATCCATGATTTTTCACCTCCTACGCTTCACGAACGGCAATCAAATTGCTGTTCTGTACCTGAATAGGCTGTGCGGAAGTGTTCTGAACGGCTACCGTACTGCAACATCCACGAGGGACATCAATGTAAGTCTGTGCAGAAACATTGAATAAATTCTCTGCAGCTGCAGGAGTTACAATCATTCTTGTGGACTGTAAAGGTTCTCCGTCTACCGCCAGTGCAATGGAAATTTCCTCAACAGTTCCACCAGTGGGAATCTGAATGTTTCCGGAATAACTTACAAGGAATCTTGCACGGCACTGATTAGTGATACCTCTTAACTTCACAATTCCGGATCCCTCTCTGTGAGTGATACAACCACTTCCATTTACGGCAGTTTCGGTAAAAGCAACGTCTGCTCCTGCTGCCACAGTCTGTAATGCTACTGCTGTATATTCAGCCATAATAAATACCTCTCTTTCAAAATCAAAGGGGCAAACCATATAGTCTGCCCCATGTTGTCAGTAATTCTGCATAGCAGACATAACCTTAAGGTTAAGTTACTCGATATGCAGTTTTAGCATCCGCAACCAGTGTTACATCCGCATCCGCATCCGTAATATACATTAGGGTTGGGAACCTGGTATGCCGGGATGGGCGCAGGATTCACAGCGTTAATGATCTGCTGTGTCTGTGCACTCATGGCAGTAGTCAGAAGAGCATTCTGACGATCCTGAGAAGCGGCTCTGCGCAGATCGTTGTTCTCTGCCTGCAGAGTAGCGATCTTATCTTGGCATAAGTAGTCAAGGATTGCTCTTGTACCGGCATTCTGGCTGTCGATAATATCACGAGTGTTGTTATTCATGGTGTTCTGCAATGCGCAAGTATTCGTTGCCATATTGTAGTTTACACCCTGGATAGCTTCACGGGTATCGCAGCAGCACTGTGCTAACTGTGCCTGTAAAGCGTTAGCATTCTGCATTCCTGCTACGGTGTCTGCATTGATAGCCTGCTGGATGCCATAGCCAGTCTGTAAAATGTTGGTATTTACGCCATTAAATCCGGTAAGCATACCGTTGTTTACAGCGTAGAATCCGTCACACAGACCGTTGTTGATTCCGTCCAGTTTACCGATGATAGACTGGGTGTCGAACCCTCTTTGTAATGCAGAATCAGTGTAGTAACTGGAATTAGAGCCATTACCGCCCCAACCATTACCGCCCCAACCACCAAAAGCGAAGAAAAGGACGAAAATAATAATCCACCAGGCACCGTCGTCACCCCATGCACCGTTGTTTCCATATCCACTGTTGGCAGGCATAACAGGCATGGTAAAGGGAGTATTGTTACTCTCAAACATAATTTTTACCTCCATATAAGATTTTTTATACTTAATCTTGCAAGAATTTAGTATCTACTTCATAGGAAACTGACGCTTGAATTTATCAAATTCGGAATCAAAATCCATACCACGTTCCTTAGCAATATTTCTTCCTAACTGCTCTACTCCGGCAAAATCTCCTTTTTGAGCCATGCCCATTATATTTTTAGCCATAGGGTTTGACATGATCTGACTGTTTCCCATCATATTTTGGATAAACTGTCGAGGATTCCCCATTGTCTTAAGCATCTGCATAGGATTCATCATATTCATTCTGCATCATCCTTTCTTTGCGATTGTGGAGTTTTTCTTTGAGTTTGCGAAGATTTCAACTGCTCAATCTTTTGCTCCAGTTCATCGAAACGCTTCATAAATACCGCTGTAGCTTCGTCTGATAGGTCAAATTTCGCCTTTTCTGTGTCTGACGGTAAATTGTTAGGGTCTGCATCTAAAACAGGCTTATAGAGCCTTGTATAAATTTTTCCATCTGCTCCCCAGGATTTAGCATAGATCTCCGACAGGTCCTGCTTGGGGAAGAAAGCTGTGTTGCCATCCATAGGAACCTCATTCGGTGCTATGCATTCCTGTGCCGGTACAATGCGACCGTACATCTGTACTGCGTTTTGCTGTGGCTGTTGCATAAACTGCTGTGGTTGGAATTGCTCCTGTTGTGGCATAAACTGTCCGTACATAGGTGTTCTATACTGCGGATTGAAATAATTCGGATTCATAATCGGCTGCGGCATGGCTGTTCTCCCTTTCTTCCATTGATTCTATCTGTTTTGCAATTTCAACTTCATCAAGTGTCTGATATGTCGGCTTGTTCATAAGTCCCAACGGACTGAAATTCATAAGCATTACCCGTCTCTCCTAAAACTTCCTCGATCACATGAACCATGATTGATTGATACTTAATCGGAACTTCCCTTGTACGTTCTTTGCTGAATATATGTTCCAGTGTTTCATCTGAAAATTTGAATTTTCCCATAAGGTCATCCCTCCTTATGCTTAAATTTTGGCATAAAAAAAGACGGTCTACCCGTCATGTATCCGTCACATTTCATTCACTATAAAATTATTGGAATCTTTGCAAAAAACTCCTTTCGTTTTAGGCTTGACTACTATTTTGACTACTATTCGACTACCCGTTGCCCGGGAATGCCCATTTTATCAGCTTTTTCGAGTGGAAGCAAGGGGGCTCGAACCCCACTCTATTCCTCTTACTTTCCGCATATTTACTGGCTTTCTAGGTGTTTTTTGTTGATTACTTTTGACTACTTTCGCAAAAATAGTAGTCAAATCA